GCGGCGCGGGCGGCGGCGCGGGCGGCGGCGTTGGCGGCGTCGGCGGCGGCGTAGGCGGCGGCGTCGGCGGCGGCGCGGGCGGCGGCGTTGGCGGCGTCGGCGGCGGCGTAGGCGGCGCGGGCGGCGCGGGCGGCGGCGTTGGCGTCGTCGGCGGCGTGGGCGGCGCGGGCGGCGTCGGCGGTTTCTTCCGCCTCACAGCGAAGCGCCGCTTGTTCTAATGAAATTCTGTGCTCCTCTTGTGGATGAATTTTTGCCGCGGCTCGGAGAGCAATCGGAACAATTCTTTTGATTGTCAAACGAGTCAACTCTTTAACAAAGAGAGCCTCGTCAATGTCCTCGCTACCTAATTGAGCAATAGCAATCCGCCGCAGACCGTTCGCGCGCGCCGTGTTACTGGACCAACAAGAATCATTAAGAGCAATCTTGAACGACCGAACGGTAGCAGCTACGCAAGGCGGCTCGTCGCTATGCGGCAAGCCCATAGCGTAACACACAGCCGCTTCCACGCACATTTTACCCGGTTCGGGTTGGCCTTTACCGTGAGTGAGGCCATGCTTGAGAAGTTCAAGAATTTTAATTGCTGTTTGTTTTGTCGGCTTTTTCATATTTAATTATGAACAAAGCCTACACTACTCCCTCGCGGAAGGCAACTGGATTTTTACGATTTAAGCTGAACTAATTCAGCCGGCTAAATCGTTTAATGACGAAGCAGGCCGCTGCCGCAACAATCGCGGCTTTGGCGGAGAAATCGATGAGGCCAACAACCAATCCAAAAACGATACTGAAAAGCACCTGGGCGGTCGATGGTTCCATGGTCATATCAAAAAGTGTAGGGATTCACTGCGTTGGGGGTGCCCACCCAGTAGAGCAGATAAATCAGCGTGGTGTATGGGGCATTGCCGAGGGGAAGCATAATGTTTCCGGTATTGCTAGGAGTCGAAAAACCGGCTGCGATAGCATACTGATTGACGAGCTGACAAATAGTAACGTCGATAGGCGTCTCATAGGCTACGCCCTGGTCCAGTAGTCTCAGCGCTTTGACTAGTGGAGTCTGGTCCGTATTCACTCCCATGCCGCCCGAATATTTTCGAATCAATTTCAACAGGGCAGCTACTGGGGCGTTCTGCAATGCGTTCTTCGTGTTACCTGTGCTGCCATCCGGAGCTGATTCTATTCCCTCATCCAGCCCATATCCCAGATTCACGCCGGCTGCGACAAGACGGTCAATAACACCAGCATCAAGCGGGTAATTGTAAGCATTACTTCGCCGCATGTAGTCGCCTACGGCTTTCACCGCGGCCGGATTGGAAAGAGTTAGCGCCATACGGGATAATAGTTCCCCGAGCAGCGAGAGAAAACAAGGTAACGAAAAACTTCGATTCGTAACTAAAAACTAAGAGAGTGGCGGGATTCGAACTCCGCAAGCGGTTAGAGTTGTCCCTTGACCGCGGCCTCAGCGCTGATTAAACTCCGGGGACCCCAGCCGTCCCAGTTGGCTGGCCACACTCCCATAAATTAAAACCAGTTGCTAAGCGCACGATGGCAAATCTGCTCCACCTCCTGCTCATCAGCTTTGCGCGGCTCAGCAGATATCCACTGCTCGCTCTCTTTCCAGAAAACGCGAGCGTGCTCGGTGTCCTGTTTAAACGTTCTCTCTACCAGCGTCACAGTGCCGTCCCGATAATCAGTGTCATGAATCTCGGAAGCTTCCTGGCTGTAGGATTGCCCTTCGATGTAAGTATGCGAGGGGTGCCGGGCCAAGCCGATAAGCTTGGGTTCAGAACGCATTCCCCCACCTGGGCCGCACTGGATAGTGCTGAAAAAATAGTTTGGACTGCCGGCGTCTGGCTCCCTCACGTAGTATCGCGCATTTTCAATCTGCCCCGCAATCACGCGCGAAAAGAAATTCCAGGGATGGTCGTGGACTAGGGACACATTTGGCACCATGAAACGAGCGTCCCAGACGTGCAGCCGGATTTCTTTAGTGAGGTAAAGCCGGAGCATACCAAAGCCCTGGATAGACCAGCCCTCATAGTTCAGGGCGCGTTTGAGAATATTTTCGATTTGTCGTTTGTCGATTGCTTTGAATAGATTTGAGCTCATTAGTCCATTAAGTTGCTGATGCAGAAAATTACAATGAGGCCAAGCACAATAATGCAACCTCCCACGGTCAGAATATACTCGCCGAGTAGTTCAGGGGTCATAGGGTCCGTCTCCTGGGCCAAGGAAAAGTTCAATGATTGCCACCGCGATGGCAAACATAATGAGAATGTAAAAAAGTGGATACCAAGGGCTCATTTTATTTTGTTTTTAAATCGTCCAGAAATAATGGCGAGTTCGTGCGGGCTAACCACTGTGGGTTTCTTAGCAAAAATAGAGGGCTGGTCCTGCAGCTCGGGGCCACAACACTCACAGGGAGACTTGTAGCCTTCCAGCATAGTGGCGCCTTTCACTCTAAGCACCGTCTCTGAGCTTTCCCATTTACTTTGCTTGGAGACATATTTTGTCACCCAGAGATGTTTTAACCATCGGAGAAAATGGCGAAAACTATTTGTGCGTGCTTTCTCAAGAGACTGCTGGACTGCCTCCCAGGAATCGTTGGGGAGAAGGTCTTCCAGCTTACCATTGTGAACTCTAAATTCTCCCCTCATGAAATTATCCAGAGTAGGAGTCTACCAGCCAACTCGCAGGCCCGGTAAAACGTCCAAAGTAAAAAATTCTTCAACACGACAAAACCCTAGCATGGTAGCCCCCGGGCACTCAACAAAAATTTGGGGGCCGCGAGGCTTATTTTTTAATTCTCGATTTTACCACTAAGCGAAGTCTAGGCGCCGCAGACCCCCCGGCGGCCCTCAGCCTTGCAGCAGGTCCCGTGCCAACCCAAACTGCTGGTCCAGAGCGCTTCCGACCTGGGGCGTTGCGCCATCTGGGCAGATAGCGCAATACTTTAACGTTATCGCAACCGGCCGGTCCCAAATCTTGTGCAAAATTTGCACACGACCGTAGATTAGTGCAAAATTTGCACAAGCCAAAAGGCAACTTCGCGCGCGCCGTTCGATTTTCGCTTACGCATGAGCCCGCGGACCCGGCGGAATGTTCCACGTGGAACGTTAACGTTAAAGACTGTAATAGGCTCACACTGACAAATATCGGCGCCGCTGCTCGCGTGCCCTGGCAAATACCCTCCACACCTATCACAAGTAACTGAATTAGAATTCACTGGTCAAGCGCCTTGTCAAGCTGGGCTTGTAGCTGTTGCCGCTCCTGCAAGTCCTGGCCTACCTTGAGCTGTTCATCGAAAAGCTTAGCTCGTGGGGATTGGTCGCCGGCCGCTTGGCCCATAGCCTGGGCGAGCTGCTGGTGGAGCTCTGTGGCACTAGTCTCACGCTCCTGCTCATCTCCGCGGTTCACTCGCTCGCTAGCCGTATCGTTCAGCGCAGCGTATGACATCTGGTGGCATTTCTCCATCGCTGCAGCTAGGTCAGATATGGATTTAGTATTGATTTTACGCTCGATAATCGTAGCGCCGTTCTCGCCCTTCTCGTGGCGCTCCACGGTGCTAAACAGCCAGTTGTCTAGCTCAGTCTCATCCATCATCGAAAATTTCTTCAGTAGCCGGCCAATGAACAGCCGCATTCGCTGGGCCTGCACAAAATTCATGGCCCGATTGAGGCCCCTTTCCAAGTCTCCGGGCTTCGTGGACTTCTTTAGCGCGAATATGGCACGCAGGCGCTCGGACCATGCACCCTCATCCGCAACCCGGCAGACGTCCACCGGCTGAATTCCCAGGGCATGTGCTGTGCGCTCCACATCACCGCAGAACGTGGCGTAGAGCTGAAAAGCGTTCTCTCTATCGAATCGGTCGTCCGGCGCGCCTGAGGGCAAATCAGGGGCTAGCCGGCGTAGCTCTTTCTCAGCCTGGGCTTGGGCCTTTTCCACGCGGGTAGTCATCGAATCACTCCTCCGTTCTGTTGCTGCCACCACAGCTTACGCTGAGCTTGGCGCCGCTCTTGTCTGGACTTTTCGCTGAGTTTCTGTAGTTTTCCGGGCATTCGCTCAAAAAGCTTCTTTTCTGGTGTCTTCTTCACATTTTAACAGTCGAACACCAAAGCTGCCAGCCCAAGCACGAAAAACTGGTGCCGGGCCGTCCCCTGTATAATATATGCTTAAAATATTGCCCCACCTACAACACATGGGGTTAAGTCTGGTAGAACCTGTTAAAAAGTGACATTTATAATATACACACCAGATATAATATACGCGACTCTTCATTTTTTATATATTATATCAGTAAATCCTATTGCACCTCACTTTTTGAACGAGCCTACCAGACTCAACCCCCTGTGTTGTAGGTGGGGCATTTTTGTATAGTAACTTCTACCGTTTACAATTTAAAGTTTTGAGTTGTGTAGCCTTCTCGCCACTGTTATGGTAGATGGGTATGCAAGAAATATTTGACCCTGTGGCCTGGAAAGCCCTTATCGCCTCGCGTAGGGGTAAAACATTTAAGGATTGGACTTTGATGGCGAAAATGCGCTTCATAAGCACCCACATCTTTCAAACCGCTAGTGGAGAGAACTGGCCTAATCAACGTTTTGATGGAATTTTTGGTGCCTGCCGGGTGGTGCACGGTGTGCATCGCGTATCGCGAAACCTTCACGGTTATAATATTGTCATTGCGAGCGGTAAATTCCTGGAAGCGCATGCGGCTCGGCTTTCTGATATGGTGGAAATTATATTTGGTAAATACCGTTTGGAGCCGGCCCGGGCCAAGTTTAATTTCTCGCGAACAGATGCGGCGCTTGATGTGGCTGAGCGTGAACCGCTGCTCACTGCTGTTTTGAAAGAATTCGAACAGCTTCTTTTGGAAAAGGGTGTGCTTCCTCCCGCGGAACACATGGAAGCTATAAGAAAAATTGTGACGGTTCGCGGCGCCGCAATTTCAGATGCTGCTCGATTGCGTCGGGCTAATACTGAAATATTAAAAGAAAAAGTCGCGGCTTTCGAGAAACGCGTTCAAACTTTGGAAGACGCCGCAGCCATACGATTAGATGAAATGGATGAAAAGTTTTTAGCGATAAGTAAACAGCTAAAAGAGTTGGGAGAACATCTTCAAAAAGTGATAAATAATCGCGTGGTGGGCGTAGAACTTCGGTGCGAAGAGGTCCATAAAAACCTTGCCAAACTCGACCTGGAAGTTGTTAAAAAGCCCAAACCTAATTTTTAGTTGAGTGGCCCCCACCAATAAGCTAGTGTATTCCCAATGCAAATTACTGAAACACCAATGACCCGCGATGAAGGCTTCGCCCTCGTGCAAGCTTTTCAACGTTACTCCGACCTGCAAGCTCGTAAAATCAAGACCGCTGCCGAAGAGGCAGAGGAACGCGGCTTGCAGCAGCACCTACAACACCAGCTTTTCATTCACGGCTCCGAGCTGCTCGGCAGTTGGATTACCATGATTCGAGAATACCAGCCGCTGATTGGCGCGCTCAGTGGTTTGATGAGCCGAATCGCTGCGAGCCAGCAATTTCTCGCTGAAGCGGCAGACGCACAGCGCGCTAAACTGGCGGTTGAAGAAAAGAAGGCCTGATGAAAATGCTGAAGATTTGGGTTCGCCACTTATGGGTGACTCGCGCAGTGGCGGACCCTCTTGGGATGGACATCGTTTTTTCTCGTCCACCGACCCAAGCATATTCAGCGAAAAGATTATTGTCAAGCTGGTCCGACTTGGCAAGAAATTGATTCTCACTTAAAAACCGAAGCAGCTTTGGACAAGCTGATGAAAGAACTGGAATCACAAGATGCCACCAAGAGCTAATGTAGGCCGCGGGAACCGCGCGCTGATGGATTCACACCAAGCCGGCAAAGGCGATAAAGACCGCTCGCCGGGATATCGAAAACACTATGACGAAATACAATGGCGAACCGAAGGTGGGGATGACGGATTCAAACGAGTCACCTCAAATCGAATCCGGAAGACATATGGCACGCAAAAAAGCTACCCCACAATCGCCGGCGGGGACTTTGACCATGTTGCAGCCCCAGGGGCCACTTCTCAAAATCCAGGGGCAGACGCTATGCCCACTGTGCCGGCGGAAAACTCCGCATGTTGTGGAGGTGATTGCGGTTGCCATAAACCAGACTGATTATCGCTGCAACTACTGCAATTATGAGTTCGCCGAGAATAATCGTGCGGAAAATCACCGAGCGTAAGCTCAGCAAGAATCCCTATGGCAAGGGCCGGCCTACCTGGGGATTGTGCAGACCGGACGGCACGATTATAATTGACCCTCGCCTTCGGCCACAGGATTTTCTTGATACGTTGATTCATGAATTGCTCCACCGAGAAATTGGGGACCTGTCAGAGGACTGCGTGCTAGGCACAGCAACAATACTCGCTCAGGAGCTCTATAAGAAAGGTTTTCGCCGTGTCCTTGACGTTTAAGAAATGGCTTTCCTGGCTGGTGCCGTTTAAGCTAGCAAGCAGCGAATCCCGTATTCTTTATCGTGGCGAAGAGTGGCTGCCTTGGCTTTGCTATGCGTCATGTGTAGAAGCCAATAACACCTCACTGGCGCGTCAGGAAATGTGGCGCGCCAAAGCCTCCGAGCTGGAAGCAGAGGTGCGTGAGCAGAAAGCCTACGTGAAACTCAAGCAGCAGGGACTTGAATTGCTGCAGGCGAGGCTTGAAAAGGCAGAGTCGAAGTTCGAAGCCGCTTGTATTGTGAATCACCTACAGCGCCAGAAGCAGGTCAGTTATGAGCGAGAGGTGTATGCTGCGTCTATGGGCGGGATGATTCTGGACAACCAGGAGGAAATCGCTCGCCTCGCGAAGCAGGCGCGCGAGGCAATGAAACAGATATGTGGCTAGACTCTTCTGATTTAACAGACCTTTTCGCCACCGTCCTGGCGCTTTTACTCTGGTGTCTTTTTAAATTTTATGCACGACCAACAAAACGTTAACTGGAATGTCACGCCGGATTGTGCCAACCATGTTAGTTTTGACCAAGCCCAGCTAGCAGTGCTGATGGATATTAGAGAGGAATTGAGATTAATTCGAAACGTTGTGACGTGTCATAACACAATCGAGATACCACGAATTTTGCGGCAAATCCGCCGCAATACAACCAAAAGAAAGCGAAAATGAAAAAACTACTCGCCGGCCTTTTACTGGCCGCTTCACTATTCCTCACTGACTCCGCCAAGGCAGCGGCTGGGTGCGGTCTCACATTATTTTCGAATCCTAAAGTGACTGCCCAATATGGCATCACTATTACGGTATTCGGACAAACCACCTATCAGACGATTGCCCCTGGCGCCAACACCGCGGTGTCTCTTTCGGATGGTGACCTTGTGCTGGTGCAGGCTTCTAACTACATCTGCGGCAGCCTTTCATCTTTGAATTGGGGATTCACTTCCTGGACCCACTGTAGCCAATCCGATGCTCCTGGGCCTGTTGTGATGGGCGGCGACTTCACGATGGACTGGTATGTTGCGCGGGAAGCTTGCATGTGCCCGGCGCCTGGATATGGCATGCTGGTAGACACCTACAGTGGATATCAATGCCAAGGAAATCCACCTCCCCAGCAATGACCCCCAAGAATGAACCTCCGGAGCTTCTTTAAGTCGCTCAGTCTTTTCGCTGCCGGCCTAGCAGTTGCACCTTTGGCAATCCCTGGGGCCATCAGAGGGCCAATCCCACCGCTGAAATATTTCAAGTCGGTGCGTCAGGTCGCAATCAATCCGGAGTGGAGAGATGCGCCGTATGAAATTGGTTTCTTCGTTCTGCCTGGAATGGAGATAATTCAAGACCCATATCCCTTCAGGTTCCGCAGCGAAGCCGACGCGCAGGCTTTCATGAGTTATCTTACGCAGCCGTTGAAAGAATCTCCCGGCCGCTGCCTGCTGGGCAAGATTGTGCCTAAAGAAAAAATCTTGTTGAGTAGCGAGCCACCGGTGTGCTAAATTATGCGCATGATTGATTTAACGAAACCAGTTCAGACTCGCGACGGCCGCAAGGCGCGCATCATCGAATCCTCAGCAAATACGTATTATCAAGATACGTTGCAGCCTATCGTGGCCTTAATCACGGAAGAGGGTGGTAAGGAGTCGGTGACAGCTTTTTCCGCTGATGGCCGATGGATGCCAAATGGGATTGACGGAATGGATTTGATAAACGTGCCCGAGCCGGAAACCCGCTGGGTGAATTTCTATGACGGCAGCATAGCAGATGCTGTGCACCCAGACCGAGAAACAGCAGACAGGCACCAAGCGAGCGCAACGCGCCGCATCGCCTGCGTAGCGGTCACGTTTAAACGTGGTGATGGACTACTGTGAAATCGATACCCAAAATCTACGCCCTGGGGCATCGCTACACTCAGGACATTTTTGACGGGGAAGTCTGGGTGCAGGAGAAAATTGACGGCTCCCAGTTTTCTTTCAGTGTAGAATCAATTCCCGGCGGCACGCAGCTCCACTGCTTCAGCAAAAGCACGGAAATTAATCTCGCGGCGCCTGGAATGTTTGAAGCTGGTGTAAACACTGTGCGGGCGATGTGGCATGCGGGTCAGATTCCGGAGGGTTGGACCTTCCAGTGCGAGTATTTGGCTAAGCCGAAGCATAACGTGCTTACCTACGCCTGTATTCCTCATGGGCACCTCGTGCTTTTCGATGTTCGCGACCCATCAGGCAAGTATTGCCCGGAGGAAGTAGACGCCTGGGCGAAAGTATTCGACATCACTCCGGTGCCCACCTATTATCGAGGTAACGGAATCGTATTTTTTAAGGATACCGTGGCAGAATTGCAGCATTGCCCCGTGTTTGATTTGGTAGAACATGATTCAATCTTGGGTGGCACTAAAATTGAAGGTATCGTAATCAAGAATTACGGCAAGCAGCATGCTGAAAGCCAAAGCGGCACAGCACCAATGACGGCCAAAATTGTCTCTGACCGATTCAAGGAAAAGCACTTGGTTGGACCGCTGAACCGCAAAGCTCAGCCGGGCGAGTTAATTCAGTCGATTGTGAGTCGATACCGCACAGAGGCTCGTTGGTTGAAGGCGATTCAGCATCTGAAAGAATCGGGCAAGTTAGTAAATGGCCCTGAGGATATCGGCCCGCTCCTGGCAGAACTGGGCACCGACCTGCTCGCTGAAGAGCAAGAGGAAATCAAGCAGACCCTTTTCGATGACCACTGGAAGCAAATCGTGCGCGGCGTCAGTGATGGTTTCTCGCAGTATTACAAAAAGCTTTTGGCTGGAGAAAATTCACAAATAAACAAACAATGAACATACAAGAAAAATACAAAGAGCAGTTAGGGGCAGCGAGAGAAGCGCAATTGGAAATGAGAAGTCAAATCCAAGAATTCGTGAATCTCTGTCCTGCTGAGGAGCGCAAAGCTTTTCTGCGAGGTATCTGTGTAGGCTGGACGAACGCGGGTCAAATGATCTCGCTCGCCGCAGATACACTAGATGCAATTGAACCTTCCGAAAAGGATAAAGGTTCAATTGAAGCTCTGCGCTTAGCTGCTGTGAAGCTCAGCCAATTGTCCGTTAATCAAGCCAACGCCACCCCGGAGATTTTCGAATGAATAAGCACATTAATCATTTTGATTGTAAAAACGGCCAACTTGTCGCTATTCAGAAACCGTTTCCGCCAATAGGTTGCACGACGATTGAACGCGTTCAGTTTGACCACATGCCCATTGAAGTGGCGACTGAGATGCTCTGTTCGCCAAAGGCGAGGATGACTAATCGAGAGCGCAAAGAATGTCTGCGCGCCCGGGAGAATCATTATCAATCCACCAGAGTTGCGAAGCCAGTGCACGGCAAGTTGGAAAACCGTTTCGACTACGCTAGTTTCGCTCAGTTGAACAGGTGGAATCGTAGAGCGACGAATCGAAGGCGGGATGCACAGTGCGCCTATCAGATGCTGGCCCGGCAGCTTGACAAGATTGCTCGCACTGATTCACCTGCACCGATTCTGCAAGCCGCTGCCGGGATGGCAAAGCGCCGGCAGGCGGAACTAGACATAGCTGTGATGCATTTCGAGCTCATCATTGAGCTGACCTTGGCCGAGATAAAATTACGTTGTGTAGACCGCGGCAATTAGCTACTATCCGTCATGTGAGTGAATGCAGCGAATACCGTGAAGCGTTTTTCGAGTATGTCGAAGACGCGCAGCCTGTTGAAACGCCGACAATACAAGTAGAACAGAAAGAACTAGTTTATGCCCGGACTTTTGGATTCAAAACTTACACGCCCCCTGGACCCCACGCTCAAAGGAAACGACTTGCTCGCGCAAAGCAGCCTGCTAACTCTCGTAAACAACCCCAACATCCAAGACCCGGCGATGAGCGCTGCGGACAAGTTGGAGCAACAGCAAGCGGCGCATATGCTGGCGGAAACCCTGGGGGGACCGAGTGCGGAGGAGCAGGCAGCGCAGGCGGCAGCCAATCCAATGGCGGGCAAGCGGAAGCGGGCTCCGGCGCCGAAGGTGGAAGAGGAAACTGTAACTGTCCCGACTTCGGAACTAGTCCCCGTGCTGCCCGCTGCCCTGCCTGCGGCCGGCCTTCCGGAAATTGCTTCTGTGAATACAAACCCCGCGCATAAAATCTTCTTCACTGGCCGCTCTGGCGCCGGCAAGTCTTTTCTCGCTCAGCTATTGGGCGCCCGGGTGCTGGAATTCAACATGCCATTAGGAGCGCTCTGGGTGGGGCCGGCTCCTACTGCAGAGGAATTTGCTCGGATAATCGCCTGGGCGAATGGCGATTTTGCAAAGCCAAACACGGTGGAGCGTGTGACAATGACTCAGGTCGCCCGGCTGCTTTTTGATATGCCGGAATTTGGCACCGCAGGTTTCCTGGCCAAGTATCTTATTAAGGAAGCTTCCCAGGTGCAATCCGGGATTGTTGCGGTGACTGATGTGCAGACCACGGCAGAATTCCAGATGCTCAAGGAAGCGGGCTTCAGGCATTTTCATGTGGCAGCCTCTCAAACCACCATGGCGAGCCGCAACAAGAGACAGCGTAATGAGCAGCTCGCGGCGCACTTGGATGGCCAAGCCTCGCAGCTAATGCAGCGAGAGCCTCAAGGCGACAAGAAGCCGGTGGTTTGGTCAGACCCGATTACAGCGAGCCCGTGCCAGCGGTTCTACACGCCGGAGGAATTCAAAGCGCTTTTCTCGCAAGCGCCTGCGGAACCAGTGACTGGAGTTGACCTGTGATTACCTTCCTGCTTGGCTGGCTCGGTAACATCGCCATCACTGCAGGCCTTTGGGGCATCGGCAACCGCCGGCGAGGAGCGTTCTGGTTTTCGATGGTTGGCGAAGCCGCTTGGATTGTGAAATCTGTTGCAGCCGGGATGTGGGACCTTGCTTTCATCTGCTGCGTTTTCTTTGCTCTTGCAGTGCGCAGTTACATTAAATGGAACAAAAATTTATGAGTGAAAAAGAAACAAATTCATCGGTGACCCCGGAAACGGTAGGTCAGCAACCCCAGTGGCCCGGGGAAAAAAATCGTGCCGCCGGCGTCTATGACAAGACTAAAAAGAAGGTCGGTGAAGACGGCACGCAACTAGAGGAAGAGACTCGTATTCCCGAAGTTGGCCAGCGCGGCGACCCTCCTCAGAAAAGCCCGCTATGAATCCACAAAAAATATATTTGGCTGGTCCGATGCGCAACATCAAGGACTTTAACTTCCCCGCGTTTCACGCTGCGACTGCCGCCCTTCGCGATAAAGGATTTGAAGTCTTCAGCGCCGCGGAATGTGAAGAGGAAGAATTCGGCGTGGGATTCAACAAATCCGAAACCGGGGACTTAAAAGACATCGCGCATCTCAAGTGGAATTTTCGTGAGGCCTTCCTGAAGGATTGTGATTATATCTGCTTGCACGCAGACATGGTGGTGTGCCTTCCTGGCTGGGAACGGTCTAAGGGCGCCCGTGCTGAAGTGGCAGTCGCGCATGCCCTGGGTATTCCAGTGAGGCAATATGAAAACTTTGTGCTTATTCCCGCATCATGAGCACTTTTGCAGAGGCACAGATGCATGCACGAGCTCTTGAGCTAGCTGGACGAGATATGAACGTGCCTGAAACAGTAGATACAACAAATCCCAAGGACATTCTTGGGATGAAGAAACCTCCGCTCCGATTAGTGCCGCCGGCATTGCTCATATACACTTCGTTCGCCATGGCAGTGGGCGCTAAGAAGTATGGCGCTTACAATTGGCGTGACAAGAAAGTCCGCAGGACTGTCTACCTGGAAGCCGCGATGAGGCACCTTCAACAGGCCTTGGATGGCGAGGATGCGGACCACGAGACTGGCAAGCCGCACGAGGCCAGCGTAGCAGCTTGCATGGCTATTATCCTGGATGCCATGAGCTGCGATTGCATGATTGATGATAGACCCCCAAAGGGACCCGCTGGCAAGTTGATTGCTGAATTTACGGAGAAGTGAACACGTGTCCAAAATGCGGAACGCACAAACTTCAGGAAGTCACTGAAGAGTGTAAAGATACTGGCGGGGTCGTTGTTGTGGGGTGGGAATGCATCAAGTGTGGACTGGCTATCGCTGCTTGTCCTCACTGCGGTGTTCCTGAAGGAGACCGCCACGCCGCGTGGTGTTGTGAAGCTTTAGGAAATTGAAACAGATTATTCTAACTCGGGGCAAAGTTGCGTTTGTTGATGATGCTGATTTTGATTGGCTAAATCAATGGAGATGGCAAGCGGTTTGTTTTCGAGGCTCTTGGTATGCGATGCGTAAGGAAGGATGGAAAGGCAAAAATTATCTAATGCATCGACAAATTTTAGGACTTACGGATTCTAAAATTCAGGGGAAGCATAAAAATCTTAACGGCTTAGATAATCAGCGACACAATCTTCGTCCCGCAACTAATTCACAAAATCACGCAAATCAAGGCCTTCGTCGAAATAATAAATCGGGATATAAAGGAGTTTCTGCTTGTAAAGGACGCCCCCAGACCCCTTGGGTGGGGATGATTTGTGTAAACTATAAATCAATTGTTTTAGGGCGGTTCAAAACGGCAGAAGAAGCGGCCCGGGCTTATGATGTTGCGGCGCGTAAATATTTTGGAGAATTCGCACGTCTCAATTTTCCGTGCCCCTAAGACCTCACCAAGTCGAACCTGCAGAGCAGCTTCTGACTTTATTGCAGAAACATGACTCCGTAGTCGATTGGTCAGATGGAGGAGTCGGCAAGACCTACGTGGGCGCCTGGGTAGCCTCCCAGTTAAAACTACCCGCCCTAATTGTTGGTCCTAAGATTAGTAAGACTGCCTGGGACCTTGCTGCTGAGACCTTTAATGACAAGTTTTCGTTTTGCAATTATGAACTTCTTCGCACTGGAAACCAAAAATTTGGCACCTGGACCGAATACCGGGCAGCCCGGGAATATTTCCAGTGTGAGAATTGCCAGTGCAAAGTTGATTTCGCTCGCTTCGTGCCTTGCTATTGCCACCCGGCTGGAATTCACTGCCTTGTCACTAAAAAAATTAGCGCCCACTACGGCAGTTTCGTTTTCAATCCAGCAGTGCGCCTAGTAATTTTTGATGAGTCGCAGCGCTTCAACGGTATCGATTCCTTGAACTGCGAGCTCGGTCTTGCGGCAAAGCGGCAAGGAATTAAGACTCTTTGCTTGTCGGCTACGCCGGCCAGCTCGCCCCTGGATATGCGAGCTCTCGGCTATCTTCTCGATTTACATAATGACTCCACTGATGAATTAGTGCAGACAAAGTTTGGTGCAGCAATGCGGCGCCCATCGTTTAAACGCTGGCTTGCGAAGCAGGAAGTCCGGTTCGATGTGCACACGCGTGGCTTGAAATGGTTTGCTAGCAAGTCCCGGCAACTGGAAATTATGAAATCCATCAGGGACCAGATTATTCCTGCTCGTGGCGTCAGAGTGACTGTGGCAAGCATTCCCGGTTTTCCCACCTGTCAGATTGACGCTGAACTCTATGATTTGGACAAGCCGGAAGAGATGGACCGGGCTTATGGGATAATGCGTGAAGCAGTCGAAACGCTAAAACAGCATGCTAGTGAAAATGATAAATCGCCGGACCATCCGCTCACCAAAATACTGCGCGCGCAGCAGACTGTGGAGCTACTAAAAGTGCCGGTTATGACTGAGCTCGGCGAGACCTATGCGGACCGCGGATTATCAGTGGTGTTTTTCGTGAACTACCGTCAAACGATTGAAGAATTGTTGAAGAAGTTCCCCGGTGCCGGCATTATCGACGGCACAACAATCAAGACCCGGGAGAAGACCCTCGCCGCTTTCCAGAGTAATCACCTCCGTAAACTGATAGTGAATTCCAAGGCCGGCGGGGTGTCGATGTCGCTGCATGACCTGCATGGCGGCCATCCCCGGGCCGGCATCGCGAGCCCATGCTTTTCTGCCGAGACTATGCGCCAGCTTTTCTTCCGGCTTCCCAGGGAAAGCGGCAAATCTCATTCGTTTTATAAAGTGCTTTTCGCTGCTGGCACAATAGAAAAGAAAATTTGGAGTGCAGTCCGGGGTAAGCTAAACAACCTGGATGCCCTTATGACTTTGACTGATTCAGACTGGTGCCCGGATAACCTGCCCTTAAATCGTTAAAATCCGCTTGCCTTTGGTTGTGGTGTCTGTCATATTCTGGGCATGAGATTAAACAGAGCAGAATGGGCGGCGTTGAATGCTGCAGTTGCCGTAGCAGAAGATACTGTGAAAGACTTCCAATCCCCGGAGGGAATCGCTTTGCGGGGTCGAGTCATTGCCGCCCGGGCGATGCTCACTGATGCAGTTCCCGATGAAGACCGCCCTAAGCATAACTATTTACCGTCTCGTCATCCGGCCCGTAACAATTAACTTTATCTCGTAACAGTTTTATGTTCGACTTGCCAACAATCATCAAAATGAACAAAGCTCCTGTGAAGGTGGAAGACAACCACAACCGGCATTGCTCCTTCACGCAGGCGTCAGCCACTGAAGTGGTGCTGCACTCCGCCAAGCTCCGGAACACCGTGTTTTTGGAGGGCCGCAAGGCTATCCGGTTTCTGAACAAGGTCCGCGGCTATCGCACCGCAGAGCGGCGAGACAAATTCATCGAATCCTTTTTCGCCGGCGTATGAATACATTTCAAGAACTTTATACACAGCAATCTTGCCCCAGGGTCATGGAGCTTCTCGCGGCCCGGGACGAAGTAAAGCTGTCCCGACTGCGCAGTAGAGAGTTTGAAAATGCACTTATTCTCGCCGCCCATAGGGAGTCAATCCCGGTAGGTGCACCGATTGTTTATCACACGGTGCATGCCCATGAATTCGTGGCCGGCGATATGAGATGGGCTCAATGTATGGGCGCCCGGGCGGGGCTCATAGCGGCGCACTGCGGTATGCGCGGTGCACAGGGGGTTTTTCTCAATACCTGGGCCAAGAAGGTTGAAATTTGGATAGACTCCACTCCTGTGGGCGTTGCTCAGCTTCACTACCAGCTTGGTATTTCCAAGCCAACTATTGAGCGATTCTGTAATGAGCGTGGCGTTCCACCGCACATCGTGGTGCCGTTCTTTGACCGTATTCGGACAGACCAGTTTGTGAATCCGGCCAACACTTTTCCTTTCACGCCGGATTGTGAAGATACTTTCCAGAAAATGTTGAGGCTCGCCAATTGAATCCTTGCCTTTATAGACAACTCCATCCATGCAAATCGTTTTCTCAACTGAGGTGGGACCGGGCTTGCCTCTGGCGGCTTATCTGGCTCGCAATCTCAATCAGTTTATTTTTATGACAACACAATACCAAAAAACACCTGCTGGCTAATCGAGCTCGGAGAATTCCGAAGCGAGTCAAGCAGATTCAAGCAGAGTTAGCATCGGTCGATGTGCAGATAATGCGTATCGAGAATGACGAGGAACTGGGCGCCGTTAAAAAGGCAGCCAGCATTAAATCGCTGCGGCAGTCTTGCGCGCCGCTCAACCAACAGCTTCGGTCTCTTGTAGACCGCGGCGCAGAATTAGGTTTGCGAATTGCAGCGTGAAATTACTACTTACAAGTGGAGGATTCGCACGAGTTAGTCGAAAAGACTTTGTTCGTGTATCTCAGCAATCTTGGTGGGCGCGTAAATATGGACGCCGCACCTATGCGGTCGGACACGCCGTCAAACCTGACGGCTCCTTTACAAAGTGCTATTTACATCGCGTAATTTTGGGACTTACCGACCGGAAAATAAAAACAGACCATAAAGACGGAGATGGCTTAAATTGCCTTCGCTCGAATTTGAGGGCCTGTTCTAATCAGCAAAATTCTTCTGCGTTCCGCCAGTTGAAAATTGGGAAAACGAGTCGTTTTCGTGGAGTATCGTGGAAGACAGATAAACAACGATGGGTTGTGCAACTTCGGTATTTTTATCTTCACATTTATGGAGGATTGTTTACTGATGAAATCGAGGCAGCTAAAGCTTATGATGCTTTGGCTGCAAGATATTTTGGCTCGTTTGCGCGGCTCAATTTTCCCACCATTAAAACATGCCAGTGCGTATAAAATCTGTTGGAAAAGGCCGGGTCCAGGTGCGGACTCCGGGAGGTATCAAAGCAAAATCCACAACGCCTGCAAAGGCGGCTCGCCAGAAACGATTGCTAAACGCAGTCGAGCACAGTAATTGGCGTCCTACTGGAAAACCCGCTCAGGACATCAAGTCTCGCGTGATGTCCAAATACTAAAATGGCAACTCATACACTTAAAGAAAAGTTACAAATTGGCCGGGAAATTAACGATGCCCTGGATGACATCGTGCCGCCTGAAAAGCGGATGACTGACGCACAAATCGCAAAGCAGCTTGGAGTTTCTCCTCAGTATGTCACGCAGACTAAGCTACTGGCGCTTTACAAGCTTCGGCAACGGCTGCTTGAAATCCGCAATGCCGCCCGGGCTTCGGCTCTGTTGGACGTCAAGCCAGGAGCTTGGCACTTCTGTGGCGGTAGGTGGTGCAAGGTGAAGTAACCTCAAAAATTTAGTTGAGTGAGTAAGGCCGGAAGTGATATTCTGGCCTTACTTATTTTATGAAAGTCACTGGCCTCGAAGTCAAAAACATTGGGATTCTGGAAGAAAGACCGCATCATCCCAGGTCACCTAGCAAGCTGCAGTGCTTGGAAGCCTGTCCTGATTTCGATTCGAAGACAGACGGTCTGGTGCATCGCCGCTCAACTGCCGGCACCCGGGCGCACAAGGTGGTGGACTCGCAGGAAGACAACGCGCAACTGGGAGATGATGACGCTTTGGCGGTGGCGGAATGCCTGGATTTTGTAGCTACCCGGCGAGCTTTCATGCAGGAACAGGCACAAGAAGCCTATACGAAGGGTGACGATTGGGCGGTTAATCAACCGGTTCCCGCTAAGTATCAAATCCAGGAGCTCAAAGAAACTTACTTGCCAATTGACGATTGCAAATATGAAGACGCTGATTGCACAACGGGCGGATACATTGACCACGGATTCATCTCTTGGGACGAATTATACGCCGAACTCGTGGACTATAAATTTGGATTCTGGGCGGTTGAATCGGCTGAAAATAATCTTCAAGGCATCGCCTACACGCTGGGTTTGTTTAGACGATTTGCCAAGCTTCAGAAGGTTCGGTTTTGGTTTAAGCAGCCTCATCTGGACTACATCACAGACGCTGTGTTCACTCGCGAACAGGCGCCCGAATTGTATCGGCGAGTTAAAACCGTCTGCCTAAGAGCAATCGAAGCAAAGCACCTGGGAGATTTTTCTTTGGCGCGCCAGTTCACTCCGGTGTGTCTTTTCTGTGACCACCTCGGTAGATGCCCGGCGAATCTCGCTACTGCCTTGGGCGTGGCAAAGAAGTTTCATCCTCTAGCGTTTCCGGAGTCGATTACGCCAACGCAGATACAAGACCCGCAGAATACAAAGCTCGCGATGGAGCTTGCCCAAGTTATGGCAGTTTGGACTGGCGCGTTTAAACGGCAGGTCACAAATCGAGTGCTTCGAGGTGACGCGAAGATTCCGCCCGGCTACAAGATTGAGACCACGAGCGGGCGCCGAAAGATTAAAGACCTTGCGAAGTTCAAGGAAGTCGCCCTGAAATATTTGAACGAGGAAGAATATCAAGCATGCCTTGAAGCGAGCTTCGGCACCCTTGAAGATAAGATTTTGGAGAAGACGCCCCGCGGCTACAAAGAGGCTACCGTGGAAGAATTCCAGAAGGCCCTGGAAGAAGCAGGCGCGGTTGAGCGAGGAGACTCCTACAGTTTTCTACGTCAGTTGACGGAGAAAAGCAGCACATAAACACAAAACATAAAAACAAAATGAGTGAAGTAACATTCGGACCCGGCGCGGTCCCAGTCGAACAAGTAGCGCCACCTACCACACCAGCTACAACGGCTGTGGCCACAACTCCGGCGGCCGGCACGCGTGCAGTGGCTCCTGGTGGTCCAGTTCTCGGGGATTATATCCCGACCTTTCGTGATATTATACTTCCGCATATACTTATCGTCCAAAACATGAGCGAACTCGGCCGGCGGTTTCCTCTCGGCACCTTGCTTTTCGATGGCAAGCTGCCTCTGTTCAATCCTCCGCGGATTGACCCCGCCACCGGCGTAGTTCAACCGGCTTCGCCGCCCGTTATCATCACTGTGCTCGGCTGGAAGGATACCCGCTACGTGCAGAAAATCGAAGGCTCGGCCGCGCGTGGAATGATTGTGAACAGCGAAGCTGAAGTCGTTTCGGCCGGCGGAACTTGCGATTGGTCCGAGTGGCAGCTCAAGAAGGCTGCTGGAATGCTGTATTTCCAGCCCCTTGCCACAGCGCTTACCTTGATTCGCCGCCCGGATGTTGTGGCGGATGACGGCACCATTTTCACCTTCGATGTGGATGGTTTCAAATACGCCCTGGCGTGGTGGAATATGAAAGGCGCTATCTACACTGAGGGCGCCCGGAAGGTGTTCTTCACCCATCGCCAGACGGGCTGCCTGCGCCTGGGCGGTTATCCCAGCTACAACTACGCCACCACCACCAAGCTGCAGAAATACAACGGCGGCAAGGAAGCTTGGGTGCCGGTGTGCTTGCCTTTCCAGAAGAGCACAGAGAGCTTTCTGGAATTCGCCAAGACCGTGCTGAAGCCCCAGCAGGCTCTTGCAAATTGAGCGACCACTAGGCCCACATACACACGGCTAGCCATTCGTCGCACTGGGCAGCTTGGATTATCCAAGCTGCCCTTTTCATTAGTGAAACTAAAAAGTTAAAAATCCGCTTGCGTTGTTTAAACGGGTATGCCATATTGTTGGCATGAATGCAAAATTAAGCGCTGGTCAAAAATTCAGTTTTGGACGTTTTGAATGTGTCGTGTCCTGTGTGGACAAATTTGGGCCGGAGCCGCACTACGGCTTTATGTGGCACGGCGACGATGGGACTCTGCATGCTGGCTGGGCACCGTGTTGGGTTGTGGAGAATTTCACTGGATATTACCAGCCTAGCCCTTACGCCGGTCCTGGTTTGCCAATCCCCGCCGAAAATCGCAATACCGCCTTTCCGAGGGACCTTATATGAACAAAGCAAATGTTTGGATGCGATACGCAGGTGGCGGAGTGCTAGCCCGGAACGGAATTGAGTTTTGCGAAGAAATTCGCAAGGCGGGTTTCCATGGCGGAATTCGTATTGGTAAAGGCGATGAGAAAACCCTTTTGAAGCTGTGGAACCTGCTGGAAAATGGCGCGCTTACTTTAGAGCCCCGCACTCGTTGAATTTATGAGCATATTCAGTTCGAAAAAATCTGCAATAAAATATCTGCAATCAAAGGGATGGGTTCGGCACGGGACGTTTGCAGATTACGTCTCTTTTCGACACCCGGAGCTGCCTACACAGTCTCGGATTGTGCAAAAGACTTCCGTGCGGGGAGTTTGGAGGATTGAAGCCTACGGCTCTCCTGCTTGATTTTTATGAGTAAAACCATACCAAAACATGCCACCCGCGAGGGCTGGCTAATCGCTGCGACCGATTTGCTTCGGACGCATTTCAAGACGGCCGGTTATGAAATACCGGCGAAACTGCACGTATCCTGCGGCTGGCCTAGCCGTGGCGGCACAGGCACCCGCAAATACCCAATCGGGGAATGTTGGCCGGAAAAGGCGAGCGAGGACAAAGCCTGCCACATTTTCATCAGCCCTCGCCTTACGGCCAGTGTGACAGAGGCGCAGGCCGGGGTGTTGCCAGTGCTGGTTCATGAGTTGGTGCACGCCGTAGTAGGCTGCAAGGAAAAGCACAACAAGGTCTTCAAGAAAGCTGCCCTGGCGGTCGGACTTGAGGGCAAGATGACCGCTACGCACGCCGGCGAATCGCTGATGCAAGAACTCCGCTTAATGACTCAGGCGAGGCTTGGAGATTATCCGCACCCAGCCCTCCAGCCGGGTTTTCGGCTGGACAAGAAACAGACCACCCGGCTAATCAAGGCGGAATGCGGCGAGTGCGGTTGCAATGTTCGCATCACTCGAAAATGGCTGGAAGAAGTTGGCGCCCCGCTGTGTGCTTGCAACAAACAGGCCATGGCGTTTGAAATCCCGAAAGAATTGGAAGGAGACGGCGAAGACGAATGAGCACGGAATTTGTTGACCTTGCGACTCTGCGGCTGCTGAATGAATCAGCCATTCACAATCACGCCCTGGCGTGCTCCCAGAAGTTTCGGGCAGGCAAATTCACCCGGGTTGGGGAAGACTTCCAGAACGAAGTGCGCGCAGACGTCGAGGCCTTTATTCGAGAGATTCGAAACAAGTGGCCCACGCCCCTGCATGAGCCTCTTCCGCTGGATGAAAATGCTTGTTGTGTGACGGGCGCGCTTTCTGATAAGGTTATGGCTGCGCTCAATGATGCAATCGCAAGGCTCATACAGTCGAAAGTCCAAAAACAGCCCTCTGTGGGTTGCACCCTGCGAGCAACACGGTAATAGTTCCCTGGTGCCTACGCGCCGTCCCGCTGACCCGGGGCGGCGCTTCTAATTTCTATGCCGCCGCCCATCCTGATTGATACGGAAACGTATTACGCTCCCAAGCTTAAGTATTCCATCAAGAGCTTGATTGACGAGCAGTATTGCCGGCATGAGCTCTTTGACTGCTATATGGTTTCGGTGACGGATGGCGAAACTTGCTGGGCCGGGCATCCCAGGGACATGACCTGGAGCGCTCTTGAGGGTCGGGTCTTGCTTTCACACAACAAGAAATTCGATTTCTCCGTAATCTCCGAGATGCAGCGCAGGCAGTTCATCCCCAAATTCACGCCGGCGGAATGGCACTGCACTGCGAATCTCACTTCTTTTCTCTGCAATCAGCGAGCCCTGGATAACGCGGTTGAAGCGCTTTATGGGGTTCGGGTCAGCAAGGCGGAACGCGCAGACGCTGAAGGTAAGCGCTGGCCCCAAGACTTCACACCGGAGCAGCAGACCGCCATGCTTGCTTACGCGCGCCGGGATGCATACTGGCCGCACAAAATTTGGACCGACCACGCCCACAAATGGAGTGAAGATGAACGCATCCTTTCTAATCTTACGATTGACCAAGGTCTCCGCGGCATACAGGTGGACGTTGAATTGCTGAACCGCTACATCTGCGATTCGCACGAGATGAAAGCCAATACGGAAAAAATGATTCCGTGGATGCAAGACCCAGATGACGAAGACTGGGATGATTTTAAACTCTCGCCCACTAGCTCAAAATGCATCGCGGAGCAGTGCCGGCGCGTTGGCATACCTTGCTGTCCCGTTAAGGCTGAGAGTGAGGAGGAGTATGATGCCTGGGAAAAACTCTATGCACCGCAGCATCCCTGGATTCTCGCTGTCACCGCATGGCGGTCTATCAATAAGCTTTACAAAAGCTTTTTGACTATGAAGTCTCGGTTACGGCCGGATGGCACGATACCTTTCGGTCTCAAGTATTGGGGCGCCCATACCGGCCGGTGGAGCGGCGATAACAAAATCAATTTTCAGAACATGCGCCGATATCCTGCTTTCGGCTTGCAATCCGGATTGCTGCAGCAGGATGACAAGGCAGTTGCGCGCTATATAAAGGAGCACAGCAAAACTGGCAAGTGGCCCGACGAAGTTAGATTCGCTCTGGACTTCCGGGCGCTTTTCGTTCCCCGGCCAGGCAAGAAAATGATTGTCTCCGACCTTGCGCAAATCGAGCCGAGAGTGCTGGCGTGGTTGTCTGGTAATAGAAAAATGCTGGAAGAGGTGCGTTCCGGCCTGTCAGTTTACGAAGCTTTTGCGAGGGCAAACTTTGGTTATACCGGTGGCAAGATGGACAAGTCTACCAATGAATATAAGCTCATCAAAATCCAGGTGCTGCAACTCGGGTATCAAGCCGGCTGGGAAAAGTTCATCGCCACTGCGCTCAAAGAATCCGGCATGGACCTTACCGAAACTGACCCGGAGTTCGAAGAAATCGTTGACCCTTTCACTGACGTTACCACTAAGGTGCCGGGCTATGGGGCTTTCGCTCGGAAACTGGTCAGAGACTTTCGCGCTGCCTCACCTACTATCACAGCAATGTGGCAAAAGCTAGAGGAGAATTTTCGGAGCTCAGTGGGCGGAGACTTTGTGATGAACTTGCCGAATGGCAGGAAAATGATTTACAAGAACGTGCGCGCGCAGGGCCGCATGGAGAAGAGTAAGAAAGACGGCAAGCCCTGGATGAAAACGGAATATACCGCTGAGGTGGGCGGTCGGCGCGTTCCCAGCTACGGTGGTAAGCTGACAGAGAACATTGTGCAAGCCGTGGCTAGAGATTTCTTTGCGTCTACCGTAGTTCGCACGCATAAAGCAGGGCTAACAAGTTTATGGACAGCTCACGATGAAAACATTTTAGAGGTTGATTTAGACGTGTCACCTGAAGACATTGAGAATTACATGTCTACGCCACCTGACTGGGCGCCCAATTTCCCTTTGGCCGCAGAGGCGAAAGCCGTTTCTCACTATTGTAAATGAAACGCATTTCGCTTACGCAAGGTAAATCTACTATTGTAGATGATTGGAACTATTCTTGGCTCAATCAATGGAAGTGGTGGACCCAGAAGCACGGAAAAACTTTCTATGCAGTGCGGAATGTTCCGGGGCCGAACGGCAAGCAGCTTCAAATAAGAATGCACCGCCTGATTTTAGGCATTAAAAATCCCAAAATTGAGGGGGACCATTGGGATGGCGATGGCCTTAACAATAGGGAACATAATTTAAGAGTAGCCACTAGGACGAACAACAATCAAAATCAGCGCTTGCGTATCGATAATGCTTCTGGGCGTAAGGGCGTCTCGTGGAAAATTAGCAATAAAAGTTGGGTGGTGCAAATACAGGTGAACGGTAAAAAGAAGCACTTGGGATATTTTAGAGATTTACGATTAGCTGCCGAATGCTATGATACCGCTGCTCGTAAATATTTTGGTGCCTTCGCGGTGCTTAATTTCCCCTGACTATGTTTTTTGCTACAAAGAATCTCGTTACCCTTTCCATGCAGGAGTGCCCGGCACCCTGGGACTTCGTTCCCACAGAAGTAATCACGCTGCAAATCCGAAAGGATAAGGAAGAGCGCCAACTTTGGTATAGCAACACGGCAACGCAGCATCAGTTTTATTCCGGGCTGGAAGCATTGAATCCCAATCAGCGCGTAAGTAAAGAGTCTAATCCTCCGCACAAGATTCATGCCTTCGTGGCAGACCTGGACGTGGAAATCCCTGACCAGCGCATTCAGGAAATCATCAAGGAAATGCCTTTCAGACCTCAGTGGGTCGAAACCTCCCTGGGCTTTCATCGCCGGTTCATCTGGCCCATCGAAATTCCTTTTCTCGTTCAAGACTATGGCTTCTGCTCCGCAATCTACCAAGCGGCCATTAAGTGGCTGCAGCTTCATCATGCCCCTGGCCTTGATGAACAAGCTTTCATCACACCGACCCGTCTATACTGCAACGGATGCAAATGGGAAAAGGTGGACGGAGCTCAGGCACTTCCCCGAAGAGACTGTCAGGCGTTTTTCGTTGGAGTTGGAAAAAAACATGCTTTTAAGGGCCTGGGAAAAGGTGAGGAAGCAATTCCCTTGGATGTTGTCGAAAAGGAAATCAAAGCGAAATTCCCGGGCTTCTCGTGGCCAACGGATTTCACAGTAGGCTCCCAGGGGCCAAGCTTCTGGATTCCTGAGAGCACTTCGCCGATGTCTGCCATCCTGAAAGAGGGCGGAATGATTTCCTTCGCCGCGCACGCTGCCAAGGTTTTCAACAAGTGGTCGGACATCCTGGGCGAGGAATTCGCAAAAACTTATTTCAAAGACGCAATAGCATCAGCCACAGAAGACATCTACTGGGACAAAAAATGTTTTTGGTCCAAGTCGGTGATTTCAGAGGAGTATGAAGGGCGAGACCCGCACGAGCAAGTCACGCTTTGGAAAGTGAATCACAAGCTCTCCACAAAGTCTGATGATAACGGTGTTAGCCAAATCGAGCTCGCCAAGAATCACATTTACACTTACAACCGTGTGCGCGCCGCGGTGCCGGTTGTAATGCGCCGGCCGGGCGTCATGATTTTGAATGGTCAGCGAATTCTAAACATCTACAACAAAAAACCAGTGCAACCTGCCGCAGGAGCGGTAAAAGAAGTTTGGGGACCTCATGGAAATTTTCCGTTTATCTCTGCCCTGCTCGATGCGTTATTTAACCCCAGGTCACAGCTCAACCACGCCCTCGCGTGGTTCCACTTTGGATACATGCGAGCGCTTAATTGGGCGCCTCAGCCCTCCTGCTATTCGTATTTTCTCGGAGGTCCCGGTGTGGGAAAAACTTTTGTTAGCCGCGAGGTTTTCGGAAGAAGCTTGGGTGGATATGTTGACGCATCGGATTATCTCGTTGAAGGAAGCTCCTTCAATTCCCATCTTTACCACTACCCCTATTGGGCACTCGATGACGATAACCCTTCGGCGAATTCAGCCTCGGCGCTACGCTTCCAAGCTGCCCTGAAAAAAATGGTGGCGAATGACCAGCATCTCAACAATGAAAAATTTGTAGTCTCCGGAATGACTGAGTGGCGCGGCATGATTGGAATCACGGGCAACCTTGACCCTGTGTCGCTGCGCATTTTAGGCACCCTGGACAACACTGTGCTGGACAAGACCAATATTTTCCGCTGCGTAGAGGAGCACACTGATTTCCAATTCCCGGCACGAAGTGAGCAGGAGAAAATTCTGCTGAAGGAATTGCCCCATTTTCTTAAGTGGCTTTCTGAAATGGAAATCTCTGATGAGCTTGCCCGGCATGCTAGATATGAGCTCGCTAGCTTTCAAGAGCCGTCTTTGCTGAGCCAAGTGCTGCAGGGCAATCCGGCAAATCCTTTCAAGGAAATCTTGCTCGAATCGCTGAAGCGATATTTTGAGACGCACGACAAAGACACTGAATGGCGCGGCAACGTGCGGGATTTAACCGCGCTGATTATGTCCGACCCGGCGCACGCGCTGCTGGACCGCCGGCTTGACGGCAGCTCAATCAATCGCTATATGGAACGCCTGTCAAAAGAGGGAATTATTAAATGCCGTTCGGAAGAAGGCGCCCTGAAAACTCGAACTTGGATTATTCAACGTCCCCGGGAAATGACTGTCCCGGTGGATTCAACTACGCCACCGCAATCATCCACTCCATTGCCCGTATGACCGACATCTGTGACGGATTTCCTGAAGAGAAGCTGACCACTGCACAAGAAAATGCCCTGGCGAAGCGGGGCACCGCAACTGCGCATAACAAGCTAGTGCTGCACAATATGCGCGAGGCGGTCAAGTATTCCAAGCGGGTTTGCGGGGCCGCGATTTCAGACGCCGAACTTTTGAGTTTGTGCTATGGCGCCATGCTGAATGCTGCCCGGCGGTTCAAGCCGAATTGGGCGCGGTTCTTTGCTTTCAGCAAGGCACACCTCCGTGGCGCGGTGAAGGAATATTTCAATACTCAGAAAGTGATTAAAAAAGGCTTCACAGTTTCGCGCGAGGAGTTGAGAGACACGCTGTGCATGAGTAATGACCCCGATACGCAGACTCTGGATGTGGAAGTCCTAACTGGTGAGATAGCAGACCCAGATTTTAAAACCGTCAAACTCCGGGAACAGTGGGCCTTGGTCGCTCCGCTACTTAAGCTTTTATCGCAGCGCGAGGCGATGGTGATTGACCTGCACTACAAGAGCGGCTTCACCCTTACGGACATTGGCAAAAAGCTGGGTGTGACCTGTGAGGCGGTGCGGCATATTCACGGCAGCGCACTCAAGAAAATCAGAAATAAATTACTCGCGAGACACGTTCTTTATTCCGACTTCTAGTATGTGGGACCACCGACGATACTGGGACTTGATTTGGGAACTGACACTGGCGTTGCCTTTTTCGATGGCAAAGCAATCGCGGCCACTAATTGGAAGCTCGGCACCGCTCAGGAAATCAAACGATGGGGGCAAACTCGGCAGACCCGCCGCGGAGACCCGCGAGTGTTCAGGTTTTTTGATGCTCTGAATAAAGTTGTTGTCCAGTATAACCCTTCAGTGATAATATTTGAAGATGTTCTGTTTTCGACATACCGGCTTCAGGCGCAACTTTGGAGTTCATTTCGAACGGTGGTTTGGCTTGTCGCTTCAAGAGCCAATAAAATATGTGAATGTGTTTCGACTTCGGGTCTTAAAAAATTCGCGACAGGGCACGGAGGAGCCGACAAGCCGATGATGAAAGCTGCTCTGTTTAAACAATATCCCGAATTTAAAGCACAAGATTTAAGTGATGATGCTGTGGATGCTATTTGGTTGGTGCTTTGGGGTAAACAACACTTGGGGCGTTTAATATGAAACAGATTCCCTTGACAAAGGGTCAATTTGCTTTAGTTGATGATGCTGATTTTGAATGGCTCAGCCAATGGAATTGGTATGCAATGGAAGTGAATAGCGGATATTATGCCGCGCGCAGTATTAGATGCAAAGGCATGCGTAAGCTTATCCTGATGCATCGTTTAATTTTGGGACTTGATAATCCTAAAACACAAGGAGACCATGCTGATGGAAATTCTCTAAATTATCAGCGCTATAATCTTCGTGTTACTCGGCACCAAAATCAGCAAAACAAGGGTATGAGCCGAAACAATACCTCCGGTTTCAAGGGCGTTAGCTGGCATAATGGGATGTGGCAAGCTAGTATTCGAGTAAACAATCGGCTCAAATACCTTGGAAGATTCGACACGGCAGAAAAGGCTGCTAAGGCATATGATGCTGCGGCTCGGAAATTTTTTGGAGAATTTGCGAGGACAAACTTTTTAAAGTATGGGCAATCAATCATTTAGGCAGAATCAAATCGTGAATCCTCCACAAATTCAGCTTTCGATGCGGGAGTTGGCGACTCAGCAGCAGGTGAACACCTGTTTGCAAATCATCGGCATGATGATTACCGCCTGTAACGTGAAGGCACAGAACATGGAATACAATGAGTCTTCCGTGCCCTCCGCCGAAAAGGCGTTGCCTGGGGAAGCCCTTGTCGCTGCAGAGAACACTTTTATCAAGGTGTGTGAACGCCTGGATGCGATTTTGGATGACAGCGCGCGGTGGGACAGCGAATTTCAAAAGCAGGTCGAGGCCGACTACAAGGCAGCCATCAAGCTGAACCTGGAAAGTCTGGAAGCGCAGAAAAAAGCCTCTCTAGAAATTTCCTCGCCCCATACTCGGTTGAATCCTACCCTGGTGCGGTTGAAAACAGGCGACTGGGCCGCTTTCAAAGGGGATTTGAATTCGCCTACCTGCTTGGTGGGCATCGGCCCTACAGTTGAGCAATGTCTGTTCGCTTTTGACGAAGCCTTTGCCGGCCGGCAGACTCCCTTTACTCACGAATGGTTGGAAAAAAACGGTGTTGAAACTAAAAATGAACAAGCTCCCTTGGACAAAAACAGAAACGCAAACCCTGACGCAACTCCGCTCCCAGGGAAAGACCGCAAAAGAAATCGCCGAAGCCCTCGGCCGCCGAGTCTCCCAAGTGACGGCGAAGATAGCTCATCTTCCCCTACCGGCGGCGCCTAATACCCCAAAAGAAGGAACAACTTTCGAAGATTCCGGCGCTACCGGCTTCGCTTCCTCTTGTAGTCGAGAGATTACTTCTCTTGACCAGCTTCTGCAGTTTACTAAAGTAGATTTGTCCGTTTGGGAAGTTGAACGTTATGTAGTCAACAAGTGGGAGATGGGCTACAAAGACAAGAACGACGAGGCCGATAAATTGCCCCTGTTTCAGGTCAAAGCGTGGCTGAAGAAACGAATAGTGGTGAACCAGACCCGCGAGTTGATTAAGGAAATGTTGAAACAATTCGCACAGCAGGCGCCGAAGCGTCCGGCAATCGTTCGCGATTGCGCTTTGCGCACCGAAGGTCATTTATTGGAAATTTCTATTTTTGATTTACACCTAGGCAAACTCTGTTGGGCTCCCGAATCCGGAGAGAACTATGATGCAAAAATCGCACAGTCTGTTTTTTCTACCGCGCTTGAGCGGCTCATTTCCCGGGCAAAAGGTTTCCCTATCGGGAGAATTGTTTTTCCAGTCGGCAACGACTTTTTTAATGTTGACAATGCGGCGCAAACGACTACCGCGGGCACGCCACAACATGAGGACGTTAGGTATCAGAAATCCTTCGTGGCGGGTCGTAAGTTAATGGTGGACGCAATTCTTCGACTCCGAGAGATTGCGCCAGTTGATGTGGTGATGGTGTCTGGAAATCACGATACCGAAAGAATTTTTTATCTGGGCGATACCCTGGAAGGTTGGTTCAATAAAACTCCCGGGGTGACTGTTAACAATGCCCCGACTTTGCGAAAATATTATGCCTTTGGCAAGTGCTTAATCGGATACACGCATGGGCACAATGAACCTCACAAAAACTTGCCGCTCATTATGGCGACTGAGAAGCCAGAACTGTGGGCCGTTGCGAAGTTCCGCGAGATTCATCTCGGTCATTGGCACCACAAAAAGGAAATCTTCTGGCAGCCGGTAGAGGAACAGAACGGTGTTCGGGTCCGAATCATCCCCAGCCTTTGCCCCGCTGACGCGTGGCACCGCATGAAGGGCTATGACGGGTTAAGGGCGGCAGAGGCTTTTCTTTGGCATCCTGAGCATGGTAACGTTGGAACCTTTTCAGTCACGCCGTGAAAGTCGTTCCCCTTTCTCAGGGATTAGTTGCCTTGGTGGATGATTCGGTGTTTGCTAGTGTTAATCTTCATAAGTGGCATGCGGACCGAAGAGAGAAAACTATTTATGCCAGAGCGCGCATCGCTGGTTCGCTCGTTTACTTACATAGATGGCTAGTAAACGCGCCGGATTCCGCAAAAGTGAATCACTGGGATGGCAATGGCCTGCACAACTGGTTTGATAATTTACGAGTCTGCACTAATGCTCAAAACGTGCGTTATCAAATTTTACCGCGTCAAGGCAAACGAACCAGTCGCTTCAAAGGCGTGAGCTGGTATCGAAGGGACCAGTGCTGGCGAGCATATATTGTCCTTGATGCTTGCCAGAAACACTTAGGATACTTCGATGATGAAGTAGAGGCCGCCAAGGCTTACGATGCCGCGGCACAAAAACTTTTTGGTGATTTCGCGGCTTTAAATTTTCCAGATGCCTCTCACTAGACGAGCGCTCAAGGAAAAATGGCTACGCCGCGCAGTAAAGCTAATGCGCGGCGAGTTCATTCGAATCGGGCACCCGCTACCTACTCGGCTGCGCGTGTTCCTGGGAGACTGCCAGCATGTTCACTATTTTGGGGAGTTTCACCGTGCGGTGAACGTGGTCGTCATTAGTAAGAAATTCCCCGGCCGGCGCCAGATGCTTCAATTTTTATTGCACGAGCTCTGTCATGCGGCTTGCCCGGTGCCAGGACATGGACCGGAGTTTTCTGCCATCGCCCAAAAGTTGGGCATGACCGCCGAAGGCACATTTCTCAGCAGTGAGAATTTAGATGACTGGCTTCATGATTGCGTTCAGCAATCGGCCGGCACCCGGAGAAGCCCCAGAAGTCGGGGCGCCCGGTTGAAGGTTCGCCACTCTCGCATTAGCTAGCTTGCGCTGAACGCCGGCGGGGGCGGGGCGCACTTGCGGAGCCGGAGGAGGTGACATAGGGGCGGGAGCGGGTCCAGAAGCGCCTGGGGGCACCGGGGCGGCCAGAGGCGGGGCCTGGGGAGTAGGAGTTTTGAAGCCTTTAGGAACACCCCGGACCGCCAGGACAGGGTTACGTGCCCCACTTTTGGACACTGCGTGGGTGATGGAATCAAAATCTGGCGCCAAGACGGTCAACTTGCCGGCTTTATCTGCAGCCTGCAAATCCTGCAGGTGCACATGCAGCATGTTGTATATAACCCCCAGATGACCGCTCAGGGACTTGTAAAAGCCCATGCCGACCTGCTGCAGCGCTGGGAGATTGTCCTTGATTATCTTAGCCTCGTCCCGCTTGGATTGAGTAAAGTCCTTGGTGGGTGCGCTCAGGGCCGGAGGTGCACCAGCGAAAAGCGCTTGCATCGCCGGCATCTTGAGCAGCTTTTCGGAAAGCTTTGGCCCGGCAGGGGGTGCTGGTGCATTGGCGGGCTGGACCTGAGGAGAAGGCGGAGCAGCGTCATCCGCTGGTTGAATCATGCTAGTATCAGTTGCCATAAATTAATAGTTTCCTTTCAGTTTGCGAGGCTCAATCTGTGCTTGCCGCTTCGCGTGGCTGTCTTCCAGGTGCTGCAGCACATCATTCCAAAACGGTGAATCAGTCGCTGAGGCGGCAGAATATTTTGCAACCCCAGCTAGTTCAGTTTTTTGCTTCTCTGTCAGTTTAGTTTTCATCGAATCGGTCTCGGTTCAATCATTCCCAAATCAAATCCGCTCTGCGCAGTCTGAGGAGCTTGCTGCGCCGCTTCCGTAGCTGCCAAGCGCTGCACAATGCCGCGGTTCAGCAACTCGCGATTCTGGATTTCTTTCCGAAAATCGCCTAAGTCAAGTCTACCCCACCCGTTGTCCGCCCACAATTGTTTTTCTGCGAACCACAGACCGCCCTGCAGAGAATCCGGCCTCACGCCGAGCTCCTTGGCTGCCTTGGCGAAAACTTTCTGGCCGAAAGCAAAATCAGCATCTGAGACCCCCACCGCGTTCTTTGGCAGGATTCGCCATCGCGCTTGATGCCCTGAATATCCGATTCTGCGAAGGGTACGGTCAGCCCACACATCATAAGTGGCGCCATGCCCGGTGCCCAAGAGATTCTTGACGAAGTTTTGAGTCTTCGGGCCGCCGGTGTTTTCTAGCCACTTGCGGGCGAGCACCTGAAGCACTGGCACAGAGTGCATGTTATAAAGCTTTCCATTGCTCTGCCGCGGTTTTAAATCGTGCTCATCAATCCAGTCAGCCATGAATTTTGCTTCGGTCGGCGCCCCGGAATCTTTCCAAGTCCCATCTTCAATCTTTTTTGCACCTTCTTCGAATTTAGCGAGCTGTTTATCGAACTTGCCGCGCTTCCACATTTCCAGCGCATCATTCGCCATCGCAAAATTTTGCTGTGGATTGTTCTGCGGGCTTGTGGCCGCCAGGAGCTCAGCCATTATTTGGGCATGCTCGCCAAAATGCTTTTTCAAAAGCGGGACGAATTCAGAATACCAACGCAGCCCATCTTTGTAAGCTGGGTTGTCTTTGTATTGGCGAGCAAAGTCTGCGAGTCGTTTAGCGAAAGTGTCCACTGCCTCAGCTTCAGTCTCATGCTCTTTGTAGAGTGGAGATTCTTTGATATCCGAAGGGATGCCTACAGGCTTGCCGTTTTCCTTATCAGGCACTACAATCGCTTCCGGGTAATGTTCCTTCAGCTCCGTGGGCGACATTTGATTGCCGGCCAGCTCTTTGGTGGGCGAAAACTCTCCGCCCATCATCTGCTGCTCTGGCCGAGCCGCGGGGACTGGAGCTTCAGAAGCGGGAATCTTGTTCTCGAAATCGATACCCATCGAAAATGCCGGGCCGCCCTGGACTTGGGAATAGAAATCGTTTTTCTTGGCCGCTTTGCCTATGGTAGTCTCTTCCGGCTTGGCGGGGTGCACACTTCCGTCTTGATACACCAGTCCGGCGGGAGTAAGAACGGATTCTTGATTGAATTCCTTCCCCAGCGTGAGAGCATCCTGTGGAGAAATGCCAGTCACGAGAAAATTCTGGCCTTGGTCGATGCCTTTATAGCTGCCAGCTACAGGAGTGAAATCATAACCGAGCTGAGCGAGTCTGTCTGATAAGCGTTCGTTTGCTTTCACATTTACCGGAGCAGTGCCGGGACCTTTTCGCTCTTCGGTCGCGGTGAGTAATGCCCATCCCGGGCGCGCGAGCGCTTTAGCTATTTTGTCTTCAGATTGGAAATCTTCCAGTTTGGGAGCGCCCGCGGGTTTGAATTGCGCCGGCCCGGCCGGCTCTGCTGAGGATGGGGGTTTGGCGGCCATATCTATAGCCTCAGCAATAGCACGCGTTCGCGTTTTATTTTCGGCGTAGGAAGGACGTATTTGGTCCAATTCTCTCGCCCTTTTTAAAGCCTGTTCTCGGTCCAAAAATTCACCTTCATTTGTCACAAAACCCTGCGGGTGCTGAAACAAGTCGTGAGGATTATAACCAGCATCCAGCATTTTTCCGTGAGCATCAAAATGTGCAAAACCTTCGAAAATTTGGCCAGTGTCTTTGTCTTGCACTGCGGCTGCTCGGATAGCACGAGGTTTGGTAGATGGTGAGAATTGGGCCATAGAGCCTAAATATTCTACCGGAGTCTTGGTGAACTTCGCAGCGACTTTTGCATCACGGTGAATATAGCCCTCATAACCAGCCTGCGCAATCTTATTTTCGTAAAGCGTATTCGCCGCGCGAGAGTCCATCGGCGCGTATCCGGCCTTTTCCACTTCCTCCGGCGTGGGCCACAAATCTTTGGGGTCTTCCTGAAACGGGTAGAGCTTGCTGCGCTGCACAAAAGCGCGGTATTGCTCTGGCCCCAGGTTCGGCTCTTTGGTGTAATCCTTCGTTCCAAAATAGGTGCGAGGCACGTAAATTTCTTTGTAGTCACGGGCTCGGGCGCGTTCCTCACCACTCAAGCCGGTGCCATGAAAACGAGGGTCAAGCACTTTGAGTCCCGGAATGTTTGACCAGTGGCGCAGCTCGATTTCTTTTTCCTGTTTCTCACGAGGCTTGAACTGTGCTGGCTGGGTTCCCCCTCGCTCGGCTGCCAGAGTCTGCTCGCGCGTCATGCCCGGCGCCGAGTTCAACTCAGCATCAGAGAGGTGAGTGATTGGAGCTCCCTCCGGGCGAGCGGTATCTAGAGGTAGCTCATTACCTTGCTTGTCGAGCACCTGATAACTGCCCGGTTTTTTGTGCGGGTCATATGCATCGAAAACATCTGGTTTCACCTCGTCATTATCCACGCCGGCGGCACGCCAAGCATCCATCAACTTCGTGCCGCGATAGTGAGTCACTATAGCGGTGTGCTCATTCGGATGCGCGTCCTGGATTGCGTGATAGCCTTCAAGAAAACGGTCCTTGAATTCATTGAAGGTCTCTCCGCCGGGCGGTCGTTCATCTGGACTCTCAGTAAGAGATTTGATTCTAGGCAGCATATCCGCTGTCGGTTTTCCTTCGATTGTGCTTCCAAGTTTCCAGGGCCTTAGTCTAGCATCGGGCGTTATAGGCGCACCGGTGGTTTTGGCCACTTCCTTGGCAGTGTCCATGGTGCGGTCTAAATCAGAGGAATAAATTCTGGAGATACCAGAGGTTTTAAGCTGCTGCCCCAGCTCCGCGGCTTGCTGTCGGCCCTCTTCACTAAGCTGAACGTTTTTGTGCCCGCGGATTAAATCTTTGGTCGGGTCAGTGTTATTCAGGGCAGTCGTTCCGTGGCGAATTAGAATCGTTTTCGGCTCGCTACGCGCCTCTTCGATTGGTCTAGGCTGATATTGAACGGGGCCTTCGCCATATCGGTCTTCGAACGCTAAATTTTGAGCTTCATCAAAAGCTTTACTAGCGGCCTCAGAAGCCGCCTTTACTCCATCAGGAGTTACGGGAAATTTTCCCGTATTATCTTTGTAAAAAACGGGGCGATTGTCGTAATCATGGAAGCTTCCATTATCTTGAAAGTCCATCGTTTTCCAGCCCTCTTTTTGGAGCTGAGAAATCGGAACAGCAGGAGGCTTTCCAGCGATAGCTTCGATGTGAAGGCCGGGAGCAAGAGTATCGTTCCCTAAGTCACGCCAATCAAGAGCTTTGCCAGCACCGGGAGGAAGTGGTTGAAATTGTGCGGCTTTCCTGAGTTCGGAGGGCACCACGAAATTTTTTTGTTCCGCGAAAGGTCGCTGAGCAGGCGGAACATACCCGGGCTCTCCCACTGCCGGTATGTTTCCTTCCGCGTTGCGGAGATGACTACCGAAATTTACGAAAGCGTTTTGAGCCAAAGTCTCGGCAGCTAAGGCGCCCTGAGCTTCCGGGCTGAACATCTGGGAATGTTCCCGCCAAGCATTATATTCACCCCGGGGACCAAACTGCAACCCCTCCTTGGCGTGGCCGAAGAAATCATGCACCGCGCGGAATAAATCATTATGACTTAAATCACCCACGCCAGAGGGTTGTAGCATCAAGTTGTTTTCTTGGCCACTAAAACTGCGCGCAGTTGGCGTGAAGAAAAGGTGCTTGTTGTCGCGCACGTCTGCAGACATCTCGGCACTGGACTTGTAAGGCTCGCCTGCGCCGGTCCACGGCTCTACAGTGTAGCCCGCTTTCCGGATTGCGTCATACTGCTGTTTAATCTGCGCGTTCAACGCACCATAACTAGCCTTCACAGCAGGGTCATCCGGATTGTGCTGCGCTTCCTGTGCGAAGTCCGCGAGGCGCTTGCCTAAGTCGGGGCTGATTGGCAAATTGCCGATGGGACGCAGCGGTCGGCCCACATAATCCTCTGCCACTTTGGCCACATCTTCATTCCGCGGCGCAGCTTGTAAAGTCGATTCAGGAAACGGAGGTTTATATCCAGCCTCGGGGTGATACCTTTGCAGAAAATCTGGCATCCCTCCGCCACCAGTAGCGGCCTCATGAGCCTCTCTAGCTGCCTGCGCCTTAATCGCATATCCCGCGGCAGTTTGAAAATCTCTGTTCTTTAAAGCCCCGCGCATTAGTTCACTTTGGCGCTCCGTAGCAGATTGCAAAGCTGCCACTTCCTCAGGACTTTTTGCCCCAGCCCCAACCTCTATTGACAAACCGGTCTGTCCACCCCCAAATCGGCCCTGATAATTGGTCACCATGTTTCGCCAATCATCCGGCGAGGTTTTATCAAGCCGGTCAACAAAATCCGTCACCGGCATAAAGCCGGCAGTGGTGGTTAGAACATTGGCGCCCGCGGTCCGCGGCAGATTTGGTTCCGGTTGAACTGAATGGATATGTTCCAGGTTCAACCGGCGGATGACTTTTGTCATCTTGGGGATTTCAACACCGGCGGACTGCAGGGCATTTTCTAAAGCACCTCGGGTGGGATTTACTTCCTGGATGGTAGGCACACCCAAAATTGGCTCTTTGAATGGCGCGCGCTCTATTAACGTCCCAGGTTCCACGCCAAGCCCGGCGGCCTGCTTGGGCTTTGCTCGAATCTTCGCTGGCTCAACTACCCTTCCGGGCTCAGTAGCGGCAGAGATTTTCTGCGCCACAACATTGGCGGGGACGCCGCTTTTGCGAGACACACGCGGTGTCTCTGGCGGACGTTCCCCATAAAGCATGTTAATAAAATCTGCTTTCGCTTGGTCAACTTGAAAAGGAGCAGTTTCAGAAACACGAGGCGGTGCATAGACGTTCGCAGCCCCTAAATCGGACGGCACAACGATTTTCTGTCCAGCCCCGCCAAATCCGGCAAGTTGATTTGCAGATACTTTCTGTGCAGTGTCTAACAAATCATGCCAGCCTTCAGTTGTGAACTCGCCTTTCGCGACATCTAATGCAAATGGATTGCGTGCAAGCTCCGGAGCATTTGGATTTTTCTTGGCTAGTTCTGACAGAGCTTTGGACCAACGAAAAGCATTTGCGGCGAGATTTACGGGCGCCCAGTCTAGAACTTGAGGACCTTTGCCGGTCATTTCTACTTTGTATGGGAATCCGACGCGCTCGAAAAGATCTCGGTCGGTCTCAGACACGTTTTGAGCTTTGGCTATTTCGGCTTGGCGCTGCGAAACATCAGTTTCCAAGGCTCCCCCTGTAGGAGTTTCGCCGGCGGCCCCGCGGTATTGATATCGCACTGGGGACTGGCTTGCAATCGCTTCAGCAACTGTTCCCAGGGCTTCTTTGGGCGACTGCTCGCCCTCGGCGCCAGTCGGTTTCTCTGCCGGCTGCTGTCCAGCAATTACTCTTGCGTCATCCGCATTCTGCTGGATTTCCTCCGGCGTGGTCGGCACCGTCTTAGTAGTTAGTGGCGTTCTAGCTACAGGCCGCAAAGCAGGAGGAACATTAGCCCGGGCCTCGGCAAGAGTTTGACCAGCCTGTTTAAACGTGTCCCATCGCAACGGTAGTTGAAGTCCGCTGCTAACGCGTCCCTCTAAGGGATTTCCACCTAGCAGGCTTACGAGCTCGCCGGCAGCATTCGCCATTTTGTCTGTGAATCCCGGCGCTTTGCCGCCCGTGCGTTTGAAATACGCGTCCCCGTTCTCCGCGCGAATCTCGGCGCCGATGTAGCGGTCAATCGCGTTTTGCTTTTCGTCTGGTGTCAGAGCAGTCTGCCAATCTGACCCGTCTCCGCCGGTTTTATTCCGGGCTGCCTCAGGGCCAAATCCTGATTGCTGAAGCAGAAAATCTCCTGGCGTAGTGCCTTCAGGAAGTGGCTGTCCTCCATTGAGCAAATTGGCGTAATGACTGGTAAATTGGTCCCAAAGGTCTCCATAGTCTGATTTAGCAGACTGATTAAGCTCATTTACTCTTTCCGCTCCGAGAGCTGCATCCATCGCGTGCACTGCTTCGTGTGGGGCCGCATCTACGTTCTGGAAGATGATTGCGTTGCGCTTCTGCCCATTCGCTCCGGGCAAATCCTTCAAGAAAACTCCATTCGCGGCGCCGGCCTGAAAAGCATGCTGTTCCGCACCCGGAGTTGCACCCAGAGCAGCCATCACACCCACCGGGTCGGGGATGTAGAAAACATCAGTGTTAGGATTGACTCCCTGCTTAAGCTGCTGAATCGCCCTGATTCTTTCCTGAATCTTAGGGGGCGCAGCAGACATTGCGGCGTTGTGGAGAGTGTTCAGCGCGGGAAACGCTGCCGAATTTGGCACACCTGCGGTAGCGCCCCAGTTCCGCTCTCCTGCAAGTTGGCCGCCGAGCATCCACTTGCCAGCAGACATAGCACCATGAGTCAATCCCATGGCGGTCCCCACCGGGGTGAAGCTTTGCTGTTGCTGCGGCGTCTCTGCTGTGGCCGCCTGAAGTCCCACATCTAAAGCGGCGCCTTGAGCGACACCAGCTAATGCGCCGGGCGCAGCTTCAATAATGTCCTTGGCAGCCTGTGATACCGGTCCGGTAGCCGCCTCGCTGGACACGCCTTCACCGAATTTAGCGGTGCCTTTAGCTGCCGAAGCAATTTTCTTCCCCATCTCAGACAGGGATTCGGTCATGCCTTTGCCGAAAACCAGTCCCGTGACCGCGCCCGGCACGCCGGCATGAATTCCGCCGGCAATCGCAGCCGCGGGGCGCCCAATATGCGGAGCCGCTTTAGTCACGCCCGCGCCTACACCTTGCAGCACTGCAGCAGTCGCAGCAGCTCCTCCGCCCACGATTTGTTTGGCGGTATCGGTCGCGGTATCGCTGGCTTTTTGAATTGCGTCTAAAATCGGCGTGGGAATAGCCGCTTTAGTAGCCGCCGGCAATGCGTCAAAGGCTTTGCCAAAAAGATAAAAAGTGAATGGGTCCACTTGAGCAAGATTAGCAGCATGCTCTGGGCGAACCGGAAATCCCTGTGACTCCAAATAAGATATTTCATCGCCACCAACTCGATTCATGAACTCGCCGCGACCTTTTAGAATTTGAGACTGCTGGTCTGCCATCGCAGCCTCATCAAGAAAATTCTGCTGCTTAACCGCCGGGTCCAGTGTGTTAGGCGGCTGAATGACGTGCCGCACCACTGTTTCCTTGAGTTGATTGGCGAGTCCAGTCACCGCGCTCTCTGTTCCAGACCATCCTTCGGCGATTCCCTGCTGAACTTCCTTAACCTTCTGGGGGTCCATCCAGGTGCCTGCGCCGGGATATCCACCAACTATCAAAGCGCCACCCTTGGCAAGGTTGGAAATCATCTCGCCGCCCCCTTTGGCAAGCTGCCAGAGATTGGAAAGCATCTTGGTCACCGTAGGCAACGAAAAAGGCTGCTGATGCACGAGGTGCGAAGCTTCAGAAAATCTCGCTAGCGCGTCAGGTGTTTTTTGTTCCGCGGGCAGGGAATTCCACACGGACGGGAGGTCGAAACCCGGCTCTTGCTTATTCAACTCGGCCAGTTGTTCAGCATGAAGACTTGTGACGTCCAGGGGCGTGCCATCCGGCCGGCTAAGCATCGGCGCGGGAGATTGGGCCTGTTGCAACGCCTGAGATTGCTGCTCAGGTGCCAATGTGACGGGAGTGCCGTCAGGCCGAGTGAAAGTAGCTTCGGGAGTAGCAGCAGATGCAAGGCTAAGCGCTTGAGTCTGCTGCTCTGGGGTCAAAGTAACAGGCGAACCGTCAGGTGCGGTAAACGTAGGCACATCTTAAAAGTTGACGATTACCGGGCCAACACCAGGAATATTTACTGTGCGTTTATTGCCACCGGCAGCCGCGGCAGGAGAGCTCGCGATTGCTTGGTAATAACCCTTGCGCTGCCGGAAAGGCACTCCATTCGCGATACCCTGCTCGTCAGAATCGAGCACCCCAGGATATTGCTTCTGAGCATACTGCAACTTCGGCGCAATTGCCTTTTCGCTATTTTCGATGATGTTGAATCCATCGTCCACCAAGCGCTGCCGGAACTGGGGTGGGAAAGTGTGGGTGCGCAGAATCAAATTCTTAGCATCCGAAAACTCATCGGCCCAGGGTATGGCTTTTTTGATAGCATCCCACTTAAACTCGCGAAGTGTGGCGCTCGGGTCAAGCAGCTTGCCGTAGGTTTCTCCCAGAGTCAAATCACTGGTTCCCGTAGGCTCCCCGGCCGGAGTTTTGTGCGCGTTCACTGCCGCGGATAGAAAATTGGCATACAGAGGCTGAGCCTTGGCAAATTGCTCGATACCGGGAAGCTTCTGAAGCTGCTCGCGTGCCTCAGGCACCGTCTGACCGGGCTTTATGGGAACTTCCCCTGGCGCGGCGCCCTGGCCGGAATAAGCGGGAGCTACGGCAGCAGCGGCCGGAGCGGCAGCAACTGCAGGAGGAGCTTGGGCAGGCTCTATGAGAGTCCTGGCGGTTGTCAAATCTCGGGCGTTCATGTTCGCCGCTTGGTCACCGGTAAGGCCCAACTTATTCACCGCGGCTGCTCGCACTTGGTCATCCGTCAAAGGCTCAATCGCAGACGAGGCGGGATGCGTTCCCGCCGGCACAGTAGGTTCCACCTCGTGAACATCATCCGGGCTAGGTGCCGAAGACTGGTCAAGAAAATACTGGGACCGGGCTGGATGGAACTTCGGCAAAAACTGGTCGAGCTGCTTCGCATAGGCCCAATAAGCAGGAGACCCGGGATATCCGGTCGAAGGGTTTGGCGGAGTCACATCAATGCCCTGCCAATTTTTCTTGCGAGGATATGTATTGCCTTGGGCATCGGTGAAGGTGTAATCTGCCGCTGGTGCGATTTGTTGCAGCCACCGGTCCGCCAACATCATCTGCCCTTTCATTTCATTCCCGCGCTGCGCAGCTTTCTTGAAATCGTTCTCATCCGGATTAGGCGGCATAGACTCACCGTAGAGCGGCCCAAGAGTCTGATAAGTTTCCAGTCCACCTTTGCCGTAAACCGCTTCAGCCTGCTGAGAAGCAATCTGTGTCTGCGCGAGATTAGCGGCCGGCTGCACGATGCCCTGCGCCGCCGTTGCTTGCTGCTGCTGTAGATTACTCTGCGCAGTCGAAGCTTTGGCAGCAGCAAGCCGTGAATTAATCAAATCCGGATTGACATATTCACCAAGAGATTCCAGGAGGGCCTTTTTCTGTGCCTTGCCTACGTCCCCGATACGATTGACCACATCATCAGCCGTTATGAAGCCTTTGCGAAAACCATCAGTAAGCTGCGCCACCGCATCCGGAGTGACGACATCGGATGCCGAAGTGACTAGCGGTTGCGCAGTGGCGCCAGCTTGAATCGGTTGAATGGGCTCTTGTCCTATAGCCATAAATTAGATATTGAAAAGGTTCGTTTGGTTGGGAGTCCACGCAGAAGGCGCGCCGTAGCTGGTAGCTGCGGGCGCAAAAGTGGGTGCTGGGGTGCCCGATAGCTGCTGAGACTCCGCGGGCTGCTGCGCGGGCATTCGCCAAAAAGAATTCCCAAATCGAGTGAAACCGTTTGGAGAAACCTGGGGCGCAGTGCCTGAATTCACCTGAGCCAAATAGTTCGGAGAATACAAATCTTGAGACCCAGCAATGGGACTTGGATTCGTGCCCTGCTGATAATTAGGTCCTAAAATCTTCGCAAGAATCTGCTGCATTTGTGGCTGAATGTTAAGCTGTGGCGTGGTCGGTGTGGTAAAAGTCTGAGCCGCCGGGGTGCCTACCTGGGACACGTTCTGCATTCCCACACCACCAGTGCCAAAGGCACTCACAGAGTGAGGAGGAACCAATGATTGTGCTGTCCAGCCGAAAAGTCCCATACATCAAATTATCGATGCGGCAGCCTGTGCATCTGCTTGGCTTTGCTGGTCTGCTCCGGGAGCCACTCCGCCAGCTCCGGTGTTAGTGTTTAAGCTGCTCCACAGTTGGCTAGCAGTGGGAAGCGCTCCGCCTGCAGCGCGCGCGGCTCCGCCTACGGCCTGTCCCCAAATGGTGCCCTGAGCCATTGCGCCCTGAGCCGCGGCGTTCGCAGCAGATTGCGTAAGCTGATTCGTAGCGCCCACGCGCGCGAGCCACAAATTGGCCACATTGGTGCCGCTTAAGCCTACGTTCGGAGCCGCGGCATTCGAGGTGTTGAAAGCGCCTTCAGCGCCCTGAAGATTGGCTAGCTGAGTCTGCGCCAGATTCGGAAACAACGACTGCAAGATGTTAGCGCGAGATGTTTCCAGATTCTGTGCCCCCATCAAAAGGTTTTGCGCCTGCTGTTGGCGTTGCATCTGCAACTGAATACCCGCTGTCCCAAGGATTTGCCGCTGAAGCTGGCCGCCGATGCCCTGGCCGGAAGCGGATTGGGTAACCATTCCAGATTGTTCCAGACCCGACTGCACGAGTTGAGCTTCAACATCCGGAGGAAGAGTAGCGCCAAGCTTAAGTTGCTGCAATGCGGCGTCAATCAATTGCTGTTTACCCTGAGCAGAGGTGCTGCCAGCCGCACCACTCACGCCGGAAGTAGCTTCTGCAGCCGCCTGAGCAGCAATGGGGTTGCTCGTGGCTCCAATTCCCGCAGTGCCTGCTGCTATCTGCGAACCTGCCGCTTGCCTAGCGGCAGCAAGTCCAGGGTCTATTTGACGCTGCAGTTCAAGCTGGCTCAGCGTTTGCTGGACATCCGCCTGAGTTGCTTGCGCATTAATCGTGCTCGGTTGAAGATTCTGAAAAACAAAATTGCGCTGCTGATTCAGAGCATCTAGCTGTGCCTGAGTAGCGCGTTCTGCAGCCGAAGATTGAATTTCGGCCGCGCCAATTTGTCCAACAAAGCCTAATACGTCACCCATATTTCAAATTTTCTTATACCAAGTTTCGCAGTGGGGAACGTATCCCAGTTTCGCGTATTTTCGTTTCCGCTTCTCCGGCGCCGCGAGCTGAGACATGCCAATCACAACCCACTGAGCACCACGCTTTTTACATTCTGCTTCGAATGCATTCAATAGTTGAAGTGAGGCTTCACCTCTAAACTCTTTTTCAACCAACCAAAAAAATTCTAGGCCCTGCTTTACACCAGATACCATGTCCGGAAGCACAGAACCGAGCAGAAACCCTCGCCATTCGTCGGCTACTTCCAGCCCGAAAGCAAGACCGCCCATATCCATAATGAGCTTCCAGTGCGCCGCCAAAAACTCAGGCTTCACTGGCGCAAAATGCCCGAATTCCTTCTCAAAGCATGGCATGACCGTCAAAACGGCTTCTTCCATCTCTCCGGGCGTTAAGCGGCGAACCATATCCTAATAGTCATCCTTTGACGAGCAACCAAAAGGCCATACTAGGAGGATAAACCAGTCCCGATGACCCGGATGTAGCGATTTGATTCGCCTCACCGAAGGTGTCAAAAGCGTGCCTCGCCGGCACCCCGGGGACCGGAGCAAATGTGCTTGAACCGTTAGACCCCACTGCGTCCTGGGTAGCAGCAACGAGACCGCGACCGAGAAAACCTGGGGTGTTTCGCCCGAAAAGGTCCCAGCCGGGATTAGCCACTAATGCGGCTGCCAGCGTGGTGAAGACTACAAATTTCAAATCGCCGGGCACCCCACTCACAGTTCTCCACTGTGAACGCTCCCACCAAATCAAGCAACTGATATCAGTGTCATAAAACTGCTGAAGATTGGCGGGACTGGTGGGTCTGTTTGCAGTCGGTCCGGAAGTCACAATACCCACAAAAGGCACCCATGAGGTGCCGTTCCACACATTCCATCCGATGGGCATTCCAAAAGCTGTGGGGGCTGAGGTGGTCGCATCTTGCGTGGTCTGCAGCCATACTGTAGGAGATGTCCCGGAGGGAGTAGAATTGCCGATAAAGAACGGAATTGTCAAACTCGCCGAAAGGTCAAGCGGCACATACTGCTTGGTATCGGGGTCCCATACCCACCACTGCTTGCCGCGTAACCACGGTCCAACGTTTGAAGTCGGCGCGGTGTCTCCTGTGAAAATGAAATTCGTTCCGCCGGGCGACATAATTTTCATGCGCTGCACCATAGCGTCAGCGAGGGCTTGCGGTGTGCCGATGAAAGTGGGCGGAATCGGTCCCATCTGGATGAAAAGGTCTGTTGCTACTAGGGCCATATTTTTATCCTCAATGACAGTTGTTGTTGAAACTAAAGCTTAAATTCGCCACATTCGAGGCTGCCGGTCCCTCGATTTCCAATTTAAAATCCACCGTGATTATCCCGGGAGAAGAAGGCAATGGAAAGCTTACGCTGTATGAGCCCGGCGTGTTCGGCACCATGATTCCACAGGTTCCTGTTCCTATTAAACATCCCCCCTGGCTTACTGCAATCCCCAGATTGGATGGACCGGTAGCTGTGTAATTCCAAATCATGGTAGCGCTGTTGCCCACACCTCCGGGATTTATCACGCTAAACTGGATTTCCCCGAAAAGATTATTGAAGCCCGCGGCACCCGTCATGAATAAAGAGCCAGTCAATGACGAATTCCCGGTGTAGCCACCGGTTATCCCAAAAGTTCCGGGCGGAAGCGGGGGCACTCCCTCATATATGGCCCAGGGAGCAATTATAGTTGCATTGGACCAACCAGCCCCGGGCGCACCTGAGCAAGCGCATATGGAGGGATTCCAGCAGGACCCGGGTGGGCACGGCTCTACAGGACAAGTAACGCACGCGCAATTGGTGGTGTCCCAAATCTGACTCGGCAAGCAGGGTTGAACCGGACATGGCACACAATCGCAATGCAGAAAATCCCAAATCAAACCGGGAGTGCATGGCTGCTGAGGGCAGATAATAGGGACGCAAGAGCAGCTCGCCGCATTCCAAATGTCTCCAGGGGAACACACCTGGGGAGGGCACAGCACAGTAACACAAACAACGTTACCTAGCGGAGTTGCTCCGTCTGGCGTGATGAAACCGACCCGATAACACCCAGTTGCGCACAATTCAAAAGCTTCGCCCCCATATAGAGATAAAACTAACTGATACATCCCAGATGGATTAGAAGGGTCCGAGGTGTGATACAAATTGTATTCTACCGCTCCGTCTACCACGGGCATTGCAATCTTAATCGGCGCGCTGCCGTTGCCACACACCGGTGTTCCTCTCGCGATTTCCACGCCGTGAGCATCCACCGCAGCCGCAACATAGCAACCGGGTGTGCACATTATAGTAGTAAGCTTCGGGACACATGAAGCAATCAAATCATAACTTCCATTGGGATTGCTCGCGTTGGTGGCTCGATATACTGAATAGCACAATTCAACCGTTTTGCAGTCGGCATCGCCTGATGCGGCAGAATCCTGGCATCCTCCTTGACAGGAAGTAGGCAGAGGAGTCCAAGTCAAAATGTTGTTTTGCCCGACAAACGCCGTGGGCGATACCAAATTACATGATTCTGGAATCGTAAAAGCGCTGGTCAATGAAGAGCCTGAACCACTCGAAGGGGTCACGAAAACTGGACACACCGGGGGCGACACATAATCAATGGGCGGTCGGCGTAAGAAGAGATTTTCCTGGATAATGTTCACGGGAGCCCCACCCCCTGCGAAACCACGGGGGGAACAACTGCGAACAAGGCTGCTTCAGCCTGCTTGGTGGCAATAATTCCCGCCACTCGGTCGGCTGCTTCCTGAGACACTATACTTTCAGCGTTCCCTACACCTACTTCAGAGAATCCTTTTTGAGTAACAGACACTGTTTGCACTGAAGTATAACGCTGCGTATTGACGGCCGCCAGAGCGGCGATAGCGCCGGCTTCATCATTAGCAGCCACACCAACACCATCAAATCGAACGGCGTTCACTCCGGTTTCATCAGTGCATGCGGTTCCGCTGCCTTGAAAGGCTTCCGGAACAGTTTGACCAAATGCTCTCACCCATCTAATGGTTGCCGGCCCGTGACCCACAATCAGGAATTGAAAACTTTCATCAATATTCTCGTTTTCGGGGCGCTCGGCGCCACACGAAGCTAAAGGAGAATCTAGAGGCTGCTTGCTGGCGTCTTCCGTGCGAACCACTCGGGATTGCGGTTTGAACGCGAAAAGCTGGGAATTAATTCCAATGTCTTGGTCAAATGCTAAACTGCCTCTTGCCACCGATAGCCGTTTAGCTAGAAACGGTTTATAGGCGCCGCGCGTGCCGCCAGCGTAAAACGCCCCCAAGTCGATGTCCTCACCGATTCCGGCCATGGCAATATCACCCCAGGTAAGCCGGGCGCGCTGTCCTGGCCCCTTCATCTGGGTGGGAGCCGTCAGGCCAAAATAGGCCCGACTTTCCATGGCCCAGGTAATCGGGCAACCATTATCCAATCTTTCCGGCCGAAAAGCTTCCCAGATTCGATTATGCCCATCTGCATCTTTTGAAATGTGATAAATTCGCTGCACGTCCGCTACCGTCCCATACGCCCACTCTACCGGTCGAGTGCCCAGCCAATAACCAGACCAGGAAGGTCCGGAAGTATCTGACAAGGTTTCGAAACTCGCGTGATTGAGCACCCAGGTATGTTTATTGTAGATGTCATCCACAGGCACTGAGAACATTAAAAATTGTCCGAACACGCCGGTCGCTACCAAGGAAAGGTCATCGTTTAAACGAGTTTTGCTGACCAACATTTCATTGTCTCTTACGGGTAACCGCGCAGTCAATTTGCCCGCAGTGGCGGGGTCGAAAATCGCGACACCGGAAGGAGAAAACCATGCGATTTGGCCGTAGTGGGAAACTATGGAACGCTGCGACGAGCATCCGACTTGGACGACTTCCACTTGAAAATCTACTGTGGTGGGCCACTGAGTCCGGTCTTGAATATTAGCCTGAAGGATTGAACCATCAAGCTCCGTGAATACCATCAATTGAGGGGCTTCGATAGATGGCGTTTTAGCCATGGCGGTTACTGGACCGTTAAAGAAAAAGGCTGAGCTGCCACCCAAGTAAATGTTTTCCCGGAACGAAAATGGATTACCCACATCGCTAGCAAAAACTTGATTTCCTGATGCTACCCACAAACGGCTGCCCACCCATACCATCGAACCACCTGCGGGCGTGTCGAATGCGTGGCCTTGCACAGAACCAAACTGGGCGCCATCATACCAAATAGGTGCGGAGAATCCGCCGTCCTGAATGAACAACACTGCTTTGCTGGGAATTAGTTTAATCGCAGATGCGAAGTCTTCTGTAATTCGTTCTGCGGCCTGCAAAGTCTGCGCCCAAAAAACTTGTTCCGCTGCCGGCAAAAGGGTCACGCCCCTTAATTGAGTAAATGAAACGAACGGATATGGAGAAACGTAAATCAAACCGTCCACCACCGCAATAAGCTGCTCCACTCCCACGAGAGGACGAAAAAGAGTTAGGCCCTGAAGATTTCCATCTGGCAAAGTATAAATGCAACGATACCCGGGACGGCAAGAAAGCACTCCGCCGAGATTCAGCATGTTAATCAGGTTCCACGCATACCCAACAGGTAGCTGGGACGGGTCACAATCGGATTTGGAACCCTGAAAAAAACTGCCATCGAAGTCCTGAATTAGGTTCGAGTCTGTTGCTTGAGGAAGCTGGCCCATTTACTTTCCCTCCGGATTCCATTTTGCACCTTTGCTCAAATTTTCTTGAACTGAAAGAGCCTGAAGATTTGACCAATGAAAGCACTGTGCCTGCTGTATGGGGTCTGACAAATCAAAACTTGCGCAAGGACGTTTGTGGTCTATGTGCCACACGGTCCCATAATTACCCCACGAAAATCCAGGCAAAAAAGTCTGCTCAATCTTGGCGCGCAATTCCTGCCAAGAAGAAACTCCACATAGTAATAAAGTATTTTTACTTTTACTCAGTCCTTTAAGTGCCAATCGCATACGGCATCGAATAGAAGATTCGATTCTATACGCCGGGTCTTTTACTCGGCGATTTCGCTGCTTGTTCCTCCCGTATCGTCGGACCTTTTCTGGATTACGTTTGTTGAATTCTTTTTTATTTTGAAACAAAACTTGTTTATGTTCCTCGTAATATGCGTCCCAGTATTCCCCAGCCTTCTCGGGATGTGCTTTTCTAAATCGCGCGGCGGCGAGTCTAGCTCTCAATTTTTCAAACTCGGTGCCTTTTCTTTTTAAATAACTGCGACGTTTAGCTGCCCAAGAATTAAACGCATTCGATTCCGGAATGAGCGATAAAATCGTTTTCGCAAACCATAAGGTAAACTTAACGGATGTCATAATCGTATTTATCACGGGGATTTGACATGTCAATAACTTGTGGCGGAAAAAAGTTAGGTGGCTCGGCTGCATATTGGGCCTCAAGCTCCAACCGAGCCGCATCCGCTTCCGCGGCGTGAGCATCGGCAGCCTGCCTATCGTCATAATGTTTACGAGCCTGAACAGCCACCAAAAGCGCTACACGACTGCGCAACGGGATGTGGTCAAACTTACTTGAAAATATCGGATTTATTTTCCTGTAGGCAATACGGACCCAGTTACAAGAACGATTCAATTGAATCCGGCGGAGTTGTGGAGTTGTTTCATCGGGCTCATAAATCCCCAGAAGCACTCCGGTTGAGCCGCTGCTGTCAATTGTCGAGAGGCGTGCGCTAGAAATAGTCGGGTCTTTGAAAAGCCCGGTGATGCGCGACACGAGCGGGTCACCTACGGCAGGAATAGCGTAACCGTAGCTTATCTGCACCCGAAGCCCGTTTAGCCAAACTCCGCCCTCCTGGCGCCGAAGAACGTTCTGCTTGTCGTCATACCCGTAAACGATGAATGACTTTCCATTGTCCCCAGGATTGCCGGCGTAACCTACCAGCAACGCCGGAGTATGCAAATCCTTGTATGTGACGTGAAAATTTCCCTGGTCGGTATAGGCCCACTCGCAAACAGTGCGGCAACTTCCAGGGCCGTTTAAGTGGAACTGAAAAAGCTGATTCCGGCCAAGAACTGGCTGGCCGCCTACGTTCACCCCAATCACTGTGTCAACCTCTCGGGGAAGAGTAACCACCCGGCGCCCACATCCAGCCGGATTATTGCAGGTTGTCGAGCTCGCGTTGCAATTCGGGCAATGTCCCGTGCAAATGTCCAGGTAACCTTTCCAGCCTTCCAGGTCTTCCTTGTTAGCAATCATGGACACTGCGTCACCCAGCCATCGAAAAAGCTTGGTGTCGTCGCACGTGCCAATAATGTTCTTGGCCTCATCGTAAACGTCATTGACTAAGAACATACAATTAATAGTGGGTCAAATGAATCCCCCGCCCAAGGCCTGCCGAAGCGCTTGCACCCGCGCGAACAGCAACGTGTCTTCTGCTGATGATAAGCCCGCAGTCACCGCAAAAAATGAAAGACGCTTGTGGCTAAAATTGGCTGGACCGGTGCCGTTGTTATTGGCCGCAAAAGCAAACAAAGACCTGACCGATTCAATCGAGCCTGACTGAGCAGCAGTGCCCGTAATCAACGCAGTATGCGCGTGCGTGCTGCTAGCAAAATACATGCTCAGTAAATTAGAAGCGACTCGGTGCCCTGAAAAATACCCAATTGCAGGGTTGGGAGAAGTGGTACGAATGAAATCACTATTCACATTGATGAATCGCCAACATCCAAAAGCCCCTACTTGCGTCCAGTTCGACATCAACGAACACCAAGAAGAATTCAATGGTCCGTAGCAAGACAACTCTTCTTCAGCACCGGCGCTATCTTCTGTTACATATATAGCCAATCCAAAAGATGAGCTAGTCAATAAACTATTTGCGGCTCCGGGAATTAAGCCCGTATCCAAATATTTTGTAGCTCCATCACCTTTTAAACCACCCACAGTTAAATCAGAAACCAGAAAATTGTGATTTGCCCATAGCAAATTACCGTAAGAGGCCTGAAGCGGGGTCAAAGCTGCAGTCAAACTATCAGGAGCTATGACATTAGCCATAACTATTTTTCCTGATATTCCATCTGATATCAGACCGGACCAAAAAGTTGAACAGGCGGCAATTGAATTATTGCTGGGTTTAGCTCCCCCGTTAACCTGAACTTGAGTAGCCCAGGCGGCTCCCGCAGATATAGGAGCGCTAGATACCTTCGCCGCGGATGCTAAAAACGGCGCATTGCATAGGGAATTAGGAATCATTAGGGAGAAACGGCATAGACCGCCACAACATCCGAATCCAACGGGCCGTAACACGTGAGAGATAACACCCCAGTTTTTCCTACTGGCAAAGATAATCCCGCGCTATTGTCTACCCCCAACCAAGTCCACCCAGCCGGAAAAAGAACTGAACGAACCGCCCCATTAGGAAGCATGCGCGCACTCAAAAAAGCGCCGGCGCGTCTGGTCTGAGTAGTAAAAGAGACATCTCCTGACATTATAAATGTTTGAAGGGGAGCCCCAGAAAAATCCAGCACAGTTGGGCCGGAAACTGTTGCGGCTGCACTGCTGGTAAGCAATCCATCTCCTAGTTCTTGCAGATGAATCAACGGTGCCGCGTTTGGAAAAGAATGGATTACCCCAATAGTGGGACCAGTGCCCCCCTGAACAGCCGCCCATCGAATATTGCCTGAAGCCACCGAACCCGGGTCATCCAAATTGGAAACCAGAACAGCCCAATCCCCCATAGAATACTCAACGTCCAGTTGTTCTACATCAAGTCTGGATGCTCCGCTCCACACAAGCCCATGAGGACAATGAACCAAAAGAATACGCTCGAAATGCAAAGCATGGTATGCAAAAGGAACTGTAGCCCCTTGAAAACAATAATATGCGCATACATTATTGCCACAAGCATGTTCATTCAGCTCATACCCAGTATAAAAACCACTTACAACAGTGTCGTCAAGCCTAGTAAAAGCTCCGTTGTTGTTGTCAGGCGTCACAACGCCTATGGAAGTAGTAAGTGTGGGCTTGGAGGATGAAAACGGCGCCACTCCCGTGTAAACGGTGACCCCGCGCAGGCGGAGACAAACTGCTTTTCTGAAATTTAATCCAGAAATTTGAGGATTATCTGACACTTGGATTGTCAGATTCTCCATATCTATTGACACGGAATTAAAGTTGTTAAAATTAGGAACCGTATTTCGAACAGTAGCGATTACAGCATTGGTGCCGCCTCCAGTAGAAGCTAAGGTGCTTTTTAAAACAGCGCCGCCAAAAGCATTCGGTAAAGAGGCAATTACTGGGAGACCTTGTGCCGGCATCTCGGGACCGACAAATCGAATAAGCGTGGTTTGGTTTGGGTAGTTTGGAATTTCAGGTATAAGCAACTGGGCTTGATACGCTCCACTTCCTCGCATGGCTCCGCCGATTATATAGACACCATTGGGAAAAAAGATTGTCCCACCAGCAGGCGAGGCAGCTACGACGTTAATAGCATTCTGTATGGCAATTGTGTCATCAGTTGTTCCGTCCCCCAAAGCACCAAAATCAGTCTTGATGTTGTAGAAATTACTAGTGCTGACTACTCCGGTCCCACCATTGCCAGCCGGCCCTTGAGGGCCTGTGGCGCCTTGTGGACCAACCGGTCCAGGGACACCTTGCGGACCTGTGGCACCCTGTGGGCCAATCGGTCCAGGAACACCTTGAGCCCCGTCAAAACCTTGAGGGCCTGTGGAGCCCTGCGGACCAACTGGTCCCACTACGCCAGGAGCTCCTTGAGGCCCAACCGGACCTTGAGGCCCCACCGGTCCCTGATTACTCACGTGAACCGCCCTCTTCGCGCTCTTTCATCAGCCTGTCCAAACTGTCTTCTGCTGATGTATCACGTTTAGAGGGTCGCATATCTTTCTCTGCTTCAGCCCCACAAATTTTTCGAATCTCGATATCGCAAGAATACCAGTGCCGGTCCGGGGGGTGTTTCGTTTCCACCTCGCGCTTTACCTTGTAATGAACTAGCATCGTGCCGTGCTCCGGCAAGCCGAGTTCCTCCGGCCCCTCAAAATGAATTGTGGGATAGTGGTCGTTTCTCGGCATCTCGGGCTGGCTATCCGGCCCCATCTCCGACATATTCAAATCTCGGTCCATTTGTTTCATGCGATTTTCACCCAATTAATTACTGTTTGTGCCGATATGGCAGTCACCGAGCTAGAGCCCGCGATTCCGTTAGCTTTAGTGTAAACTCCGATTGATGTATTCGGCGCGCCTACAGTTACAATTGAACTAATTGTCAATTGAACTTGTGTAACTCCAGGCAACGATGCCATCTTGGACGGTGTGACTGAAACCTCCGAAGAAGCAATGTCTGCACTGGCTGTGATATTTACCAACTTGCCAAACGGAGATGGAATCAGATTAGGCGCCACATTATCATTCTGCGTTACGCTAAATGTGAGCACCACCGTGATGAAATACGTTCCTGTCGCAACAGCAACAAATCCGAAAGTTCCCGGTCCAAAATTCAACGCGGCGTAAGAGCTACCTACGCTAGCATCAGCGCCGCCACTATCTGTGCCATGGGCAAACCCAAAAGCGAGCACGGGAGTATTGCCCGGCGTTCCCGGAGGTCCCTGAATTCCCGGCGGCCCGATAGGTCCAACAGGACCCTGACCGCCCTGCAAACCTTGAGGCCCCTGGGGTCCAACCGGTCCGGTAAGCCCAGGTGCGCCCGGCTCGCCAGCGATGACCACCAACGAACCCGCCGGAATGCTTGACGGCGCATTGACAAGCGACTCCTCCAAGGACAGAAAAAGGGTGCCATCAGAATTTGCCTGAGTGACTCGATACCACCCAGACCCCGCGATGTAAACAGATAGGCCCGTCAAAATGGCAGGATTGTATTGGGTCAGCACCTGGGCGATTGGGCTTCCCAAACTTGGCTGAGAAAAGGCCTGCAGCGTAACAGTGTATGCGTTTCGTCCGTCACAACCCGATGGGCCGCGCGCTCCGGGCGGCCCCTGCAAACCGGTAATCCCCGTTTGAAATAGCCTAAGGAAATAACAAGCCAAACCCTCATCCACTCCGCGAGGATTCGCCGGCAAACCAACGTCCAGACTGCAGGGCAGAAGCCACTGAACCACACCATTTACTTCCGTCTTGACCACTGTGCCGAAAAACTGGAGCGTGAAATTCTGAATCTGGCTGGGGAGCGATTCACAAGCTGCCGTGTTTCCCGGCTGCGAACGGCAAGGGTTGTCACACTGCAGCAACGACCGGCCGCAAGTATCGATAGGATTGGGGTTTTGTGGATTACAAGTCCCGCAATCGGTGCAATTTCCAGTGTCTCCAGGCATATTTCAATCGGGGTTAGTAACAACCAAAACGTATTGCGGCGCGGGCGGAGGAACTTGCATAACGTTTCGCGGCCTAACGGGGTGCGCGTGGGCAACAGGAAAATCTCCGCCCTCGCTCTCGGCGCTTCGGCCGGTGTTGTTCACCGGCGGGGCACCATCATCTTGGTCATTGTCCACAGGCTAAGAGTCGGTTCATTTAAGCTTGTCAACAAGCACTTTCACATCCGCATCCTGAGCCTCTTTGTGTGCCGCCACGAAAAGGTCTTTCACTCTTTGTCGGAGCGCGGGGTCTGTCACTTCCGTTTCCAATTTTTTAAGAAATGCGGAGCCTCCCGCAACCACCTGTTGCAGTCCCTTTCCCGCCGCGGCACCGGCAGCGTTCATGCCGCCATTTGCAAGGCCCAGTAGGGGAGCAATCGCCGGATTAGCAATCGAACCGGCCATCAAGGCAGTTTTAGCCAAGTGCCATCCAACCACCACAAGCAAAACAAATCCGCCGGCATACACGAAGTAAGGAACCGAAAAAACTCCGGTGCCTTCAATTTTTTTACCTTCCACCTTTTCGTTTGCTTCAGCGAAAGCATCAATCTTTCGGTTTAGCTTCGCTACCTGGGTCAAAAGCTCTGTGGACAAATCCTGCGCGGGCGCCACAGACGGTTTCACGGGCGGCCCCAGAGAAGTCGAAACTGCGTCGGTGAGCACCGCGGTATCTTTGGCAGTCGCCACAAGATTTGTGCTAGCGCCCTCATCCACTGCGGTGCTTAGGGTAGCCTGAGCCGCTTCCTTAGCCCGTTGTGCAGTTTGTTTCTGAACTTCCACCTGCTTAGAAGTGGGCTCGGGGAAGGATTTCACTTTCTTCTGGAAAAACTCAACCGGTTTAGGAATAAGAGCGCACCCAGTAAACAAGAACGAGGATAACGCAAGTAAGGTCAGGATTTTTTTCATTTTTTCTTCAGGAGTTTTTTACCCAAGTGCGCCAAGGTAAGCGCCGCGATAGCTATCTGTAAAAGCGTAAGCAAAGCAGTAAGTTCGGGTTGGTATTTCACAATAATGTGCCTGATTCCTTCCAGCACACCATTAAAACCGAGGGCGGCAAAAAGTAGTTTTTCGTTTTCCAAAATCCTCTTTATCATACGAATCCCCCACCCAAAGTAGTGCGCAGAGTTTGCACTCGCGAAAACAATTTCGCATCTTGCGCCGAAGTAAGCCCTTTAGTGACCGCCAAAAATGAAAGTCGTTTTCTAGTGAAATTAGCTGGACCTCCACCATTGTTATTGGCAGCAAAAGCAAAAAGCGGTTGGACGGTTTCTATTGAACCCGTTTGATTGCCTGTTCCGCTCCCTAGAGTAGAGTGCGCATGCCCACTATTAGCAAAATAAAATGCAATTGCATTCGAAGCGGTTCGTTGCCCAGAAAAATAGCCAGTGGCAGGAGAGGGCGCAGTAACAACAATGTCATCAGTGCCAGAAGTAACAAATTTCCAACAAGTGAGGTATGAGGAGCCGCCAAAATTAGTCGCCAATCCAAATTCAGATTGAGTATTGGCCCCATAACAAGCAAGTTCTTCCTGCGAACCAGAGTTATCAACTGATGTGTATCCGACTAATCCGGCAGAAATACTAGTCAATGGCGCATTCAATCGAAAAACATCCGCTAGCCCGGGAATTATCCCGGTTGCTAAATATTTAGTGGACCCATCTCCTACCAATCCATTTACAGTCAAATCACCAATTACAAAATTGTGATTAACCCAAGGGTCAGAACCGGCCTGTGCAATCAACGGAGTAATAGCCGCAATCAGATTGTCCGGGGCAAACATATTGGCAGCTACTACTATTCCGGCCAATCCATCAGTCACCAATCCACTATAAAAATCATTTGCGGCGTTTATAGAAGTGGAACTAGGCGCAGCGCCACCGTTTGAAACTACCCTATTCGCCCAATCCTGGCCTACAGTCAAAGAGCTTCCAGTCACCACAACTCCAGAGAATGGATACTGATTTCCAATTCCCATGTTATAAAGAAGATTGACTTCATCTGCACTTAAGCTACGGTGCCAAAAAGCGGCCTCATCCAAACCTGCGCCTAATCCAGTTTGGGCCGAAGCCAACCCAAAATTACCCACAGTGAAAGCAGCTACTGTTCGTTGAACTCCACTACAACTAGAATAAAATCGAACTCCACCATTAATCTGTAGCCAAATCGCACCTACCGTAGCATCAAATCCGGCACAAAAATGATTAAAGCTAGACGCCCCGGACACATTAAACTTTGAATCAACTTCAACGACAAGCCCTGTGGTGATGTCAGTAGCTACAAATACTACTCTATCCTGGCTATTAATCAGAATAGCATAATCATTGTGCGTTTTATCCCACTTCCCGATAAGCAAACCATTTGTTCCACTGGCGGTATTAGACCACACACTTACTGTAAACGATACGCCCGCTCCTCCGGATAAACTAGCGTTATCCGCTATACCTACTACAGCCCCAACGCCCGAACTAACCTGAATACCGTTAGCAATAAATTCAGCTTGGGTAGTCACCCCACCGTTAGGTGCAGACAGGTTATTTCCGTCTACCAAATCCAGGTAAGATGAAGTCTGAAAATCCCAATAGGAAATAATCCCATTCAGCAACGGGTTAGACCCACTGGCTCCTCCGCCCAGGCGCCTATTGACTACCGGATTAGGCATACTCAGTCTTGCAGGATTCCCCAAACCCACTGCAGCGCAGTGGCAGAATAAGTGGGCGTGCCTGACGTGATAGCCACAGCATAGAGAGTAGTGCCGGCAGCCGCGGCCTTCAGCGCGATTCCCAGGCCGGTTTTAATTGCCACTGCCTCACCGCTCGCGATGGTTACGTAATCGCCCGCAGCTACAGATACTCGGCCAATCACTTTCAAATCATCTGTGGAGATTACAAAAGTCGCATGGTCAGTGGTTGTTGCGTTGGTGGGATTCGCATCGAAAAGCAGAATATCCATCGGCGCTTTCTGATTAGACTTGTCGAGTAGAATCAAAGATTCCAAAATTCCTGTGCTCTGTGAGGTGAACGCATTCGCAAGAGTTTGGATTGCCCCTACAGTGAAGCCGGCCGAATAGGCGCTCGTGCTGATAGTCGGATTGGCTTTAATTACGGCGGTCTTACCTCCCACGTTTCCGCTAACTGGCTGTGTCACCGCGCTGCCATCCACTTTCAACGCCGTAGCATTGGCGCCCGTGCCGGATAAATCTACCTTGAGATTAGCCGCAGTGGCCTGTGCTACTGTGACGGGATTCGTGATAGTTCCTACCGTAGTGACTGCGGTAAGAGTATCCGCGGGCTTCAGCCGAGTAGAGAGAGAAACGTCAAGATTGCCCAGGTTTGCATTGGAAATAGGTTGTGTTACTGCGCTTCCATCGGTTTTAACGGCATTAGCCGCCGTTACGGTTGCTAGAGCTCCACTACCACCACCATCCTGAATTTGAGTAGGACCGCCACCCCCACCACCTCCACCACCTCCGGATGTCGATATACCCTGGTTGAGACGAGAAAGAATCTTGCGAGTGAGAGACCAAAGAGAATCCCCGGTCTTGAAGCCTGTGTCTTCGGTGAATGCCATAAATTCGCCTAACGGATAAAATGTTTGTCAGTTTTTATTAAGGGGCGCACAGCCTGACCACTGTGCGCCCCTCGTTTCTGCTTAGCTCTCAGGGAGAGCTAGATTTGCTCAGAGGGTGGGGAATCCAGGCCCAATCACAGGCGATTCATTGTCGCCGCAAACACCCACGTTAGTGTAGCTGAACGCCCCACTGAAGGTGCTGGTAGTAGGATTAGCGCAAGCCACCAAGCCCAGGTCGGCGGTGCAGCGTCCATACAGAATCGGCACGATGTGCTGCGGGCGCAAAGGCCGGTAGGCGCGAGTAATCTGATACTTGTGCCATCCAAAGTCGCCCCACTGATTACATTGATTGTCGATGATATAGTGCCATTCGAGCTCGCCCATGTGCAACTGAGGCGCGAACTTGAAGGAACCTTCGCCAACATACTTCTCGGGCACCAAACGCTCAAACGAGCCATCAGCGATGAGAAAACCCACTTCATATGGAGCGCTCAGCCAAGCCGGATTGGGCTTAGCGAAAGCAACGCCGCGCGCAGGATTCGCCACGATGGTGATAGGGTTAATCAGCGCCAGGGTGCCATCAGCGTTAAAGCCGGTGGACCGCAAAGGCCGCTGGTCAACACCGAACGCGATGCCCCGATAAGCAGGGCTCTGTTCGAAGGAATAAGCGGTGAGGGTTTCCTCGCCGAGCTTATAACCGCCAGTGGTCAAACCAATCATGACGTTTTGCACGCCGACTTCCGACCGGAAATATTCCACTTGGTCGGAGCTGCCGATGAACCGAAAATGGGGCATGCCCTGGTCGGCCGAATACCATTCGGCGAAAAGAACCTCGCGCATATATCGCGCAATGAAATGCAAGGCCTTGAAGGTCATGGGGCCGGTAGGCAACAGGGGCGCAAACTTGACACCCAAGTCAGTTTCCAAACCGCCGGTGAACAGCGAGTTGAAATCATAGCCAGCATTCGCGGTGAATTTGCTCGCAGAGCGCAGGTATAACTGAGCGCGGATGTCCGCGTTGATATACTGCACAACGAGTTTCTTCAGCGAGTCTTCAGCCATCACATAACTGCCTTTGAAGGCCGCGTAGCCTTTCTTAACGCAGATGTTTGGACCACGACCCCTGAAGCTTTCCAGCCGGAGGGTAAACTCAACGGTATCTGTCAAGTCCTGGATACCAGTCTGACCGCAGATGTCGGTATCGCAGACGAAATTAGGAACCGCCAGGGAGTCGCCCGGAGCGGCCTGCATCTGGACGATGGACCGGATAGCGTCAGACGTGCCAGACGGAAACACTCCGCCCTGAATGACGTTCATGAAAGGAGCATTCGCGGCCAGCGCTTTAGCGATGGTGCCCACGATGCGGTTTGTATCCTTTGACGCAATATCAGAAATCGCGCTAGGATTATCGCAGAAAAAAGCCATAAAATTGCCTAACAATTGCTGGGGACTGTCAGCCGGTGCCCCGAAATTTGCCCGGGCGGTCTAAACACTGGACTCGCTCAGTTTTCTTTTTCGCTGCGGCCAACAGCAATAGGCAACTTCCCGCATGAGCCGGGGCGGGACCTTTTTAAGGCTCTAAAATAACAGTGGGTGAATGCCCAGAAAAAATCAATCTGTAATGAATCCCCAAACAAATTGAATGTCCGTTGCAGTGGTGTATATAGGAGTCCCAGAAGTCACAGCAACGGCGTAGAGCGTGGTCCCACTAGGCACCGCAAGAGATTGTCCCAGGTTAGGTGCTGTGGCCAAGGCCTTACCGCCAACAGTCACATAATCCGTGGTGAGAATTGAAATTATGGCAATGACTTTCAAATCATCAGTAGAAAATGAAAACGCTGCGTGGTCTACTGTGGCTGCGGCTGTGGGTTGGGAGCTGAATAAAATCACATCTAAAGGAGCCCTTTGATTAGACCTATCGAGCACACGCAAAGAATTCAAAATTCCCGTTTGTCTCGAAGACAAAGCATTCGATAAAGTTTGAAGACCCCCGACCACAAAACCAGTCTGATACGCAGCAGTTGAAATTGTAGGGTGTTGCAAAATTATTACAACTGAGTTGGTGTTGTCCACTGATTAATCCTGGGAAAACGCGAATATGAATTGTAGTGAAGAAACTGAAGTATAGTGCGGGCCTCCAGCAGCTACCACGAGCGCTGCATATAAGAATAAAGTATTCTCATTATTCTTTATGTAAACATTAATTCCCGGGACGGTCGCGATTGATGACCCCGAATCTATATTCACATATTCTTGTGATGTAATAGGAAAAAGTGCGGCAGCTTTGGCAATATCTGTTGCCCCAAACGAAAAAGCTACGTGGTCTGTGATTGTGGCTGTAGTGGGCTTAGCATCAAATAGCACAATAGAAAAAGCGGCATTCTGCCTAGAGTTGTCCGCCACCGTAATACTGGACAGCGTGGAACCTTGGCCCGCTATTCTAACAGCATTGGACAATGTTATGAGCCCTCCCAGGCTCTGGCCCGCCGAATAATTTGCCGTGGTTATGGGTGGGACTATCTTAAGGGAAGTGGAGAACTTCCCTGCTCTAATTCCACTATTGCCAGATACTTGCATGCTGGATTAACAGTCCTGCGCTGCCTGCAACTGCGGCCCCGGGGGATATCCCCCCATAGCTGAGATAATAGTGTGTATTCTAAAGTAGACACTCAACCCTTCCTAAAACGATTCTTAAAAGCTACGCGAGCCCACACCAATGTCTTCAACGCCTCGGGGGTTTTCACCGAATGGACGAAATACCGCCCATGCCTTTCAACAAGTTCTTTCATCGTGTCAATACCATAGCCAGGAGTAGTGGGACAACTGGCGCCCTCAATAAAATTCTTGTGTGGAATCCCCGCCTTAACGGCCCAGGCCATCATTGCCCAATCGATAAAGGGCGTGTGCGGGTCCGCTTTCACCGCCGGCGCTACGCTTAACAAACGCTCAATGACCCCTCGCGACATAAAATATGGCGGCTGAAAAGCAAGATGCGGATATGAATAATCCGCCGGTCGGTGAGGGTCATGCATCGCATCGCTGACTTCATTTGACCACAGAACATCGGGCTCATTGTAGATATAGCTAGGAAGCTCTTGGCTCAACACAACAGAATCCGAATCATGAGCGAGAAAAAATTTATACTCAGCCGGGCACCGTAGCATCAATCGCATGTGCTCAATCTGACGGTCAAGAGATTCTTGGCCGGTGTATGCACGCTTACCCCCAGTCAAAAACCCAAGCTCTCTACGGATAGGAAGCTGCTGGGGCGTGATGGGAGAATCTGAAGGGGACAAAATGAGGACAGGACAACGATGGTGTAAATAATAAGGCATCAAATTTCGAATCTGATGCGCGTCCCCCGCGTATCCACAAACTACAACCATCGTATTATTGTTCATACTATCTTTAGGTCGTTCTCAACCATCATCGCCACAAGGTCAGCAAACGAAGTTTTAGGTTTCCACCCGAGCTGTTTAAACGCTTTCGTCGCATCGCCCTGCAGCGCATCCACCTCAGAGGGACGAAAATATTTAGGGTCCGTCTTCACGTAAGGCTCCCAGGGAAGGCCCACATAATCGAAAGCGAGCTCAATAAATTCCTTCACCGTATGCATCTCGCCCGTAGCAATAACGTAATCATCAGCCCAAGATTTCTGCACCATTAACCACATAGCCTCCACAAAGTCGCCGGCATACCCCCAATCACGAAGAGCATTAAGATTACCAAGCACCAGCTCTTTCTGCAGCCCCTTCCTTATTCGAGCCACAGCCCGGGTAATTTTTCGCGTAACAAAAGTCTCTCCGCGGCGCGGTCCCTCGTGGTTGAATAAAATCCCGTTGCTCACATGCATTTTGTAAGCTTCTCGATAATTTACCGCGGTCCAGTAGGCGAAAACCTTTGCGCATCCGTAAGGGCTGCGTGGATGAAACGGGGTGGACTCATTCTGAGGCGGGGGCGAAGAGCCGAACATCTCGGACGAGCTCGCTTGATAAAACCGAGCGCCAGGAGCGAATTCCTTCACCGCTTCCAGCAATCGAAGCGAGCCGCCGCCGGTCGCTTCCATAGAATATTCCGGAACATCAAAGGACACCTTCACGTGCGACTGCGCACCCAAGTTGTAAACCTCATCCGGCGCCACTGTGTGAACGATGCGCGAGAGATTGCCCGAATCCGTTAGGTCACCATGGTGAATATACAGTTTATCCCATATGTGGTCGATACGCGCCGTGTTGAAGGTGCTAGCCCGGCGCATGATGCCATGCACCTCATAGCCTTTTGACAACAGCAATTCAGCAAGATGGCTACCATCCTGCCCGGTTATTCCAGTTATAAGTGCTCTCGGCATAAAAAATCTTTGTAGGCTTCTAGCAAACCATAGCCCAGTCCAACAGTCGGCAGCCAGCCCATTTCAAAAAGCTTGGAATTATCTAGCCTTCGCTCGGGGGTTCCGTCCGGTTTCTCCGTATCCCAGATAACATCGCCCTGGTAATTCACCGCGGCCGCTACCAGACGCGCCAATTCGCGCAAGGTCACATTCTCCCCGGAACCTAAATTTATAAGCTCCCCGCTGCTGTAATTATTCATGAGAAAAATACACGCGCGGGCCAAGTCGTCGGAATAGATAAATTCACGAACCGGGAATCCGGTCCCCCACAATACAGCTTTGCAGACGCCTGCTTTTTTGGCTTCGTGCAGTTTGCGTATCATGCCAGGAATAACGTGCGAATTTTCTGCATGATAGTTGTCGCCCGGCCCATAGAAGTTAGTTGGCATACACGCGATAAAATCACAATTGTATTGCCTTCGATATGCCTTGCACGCTTCAATGCCCGCAATCTTCGCCAGAGCATACCCCCGGTTTGAAGGCTCAAGTTCGCCGGTAAGTAGATACTCTTCCTTGATTGGATTAGGCGCAAACTTCGGATACGCGCACGCAGACCCCAAGAATAAAAGCTTTTCCACGCCGCATTGCTTAGCCGCCTGCATAACGTTCGTTTGGATGGCCAGATTGTCCACCAAAAAATCAACAGGCGAATTGAGATGCGCCACAATTCCACCCACCTTAGCTGCACACAGAAAAACGTAATCGGGGCGCTCATGCTTGAACATCGAAAAAACTTCCTTCTGATTTCGTAGGTCCAATAAATTGTGCGGAATCGTCAACACGTTTTCAAATCCTAAGGTATTTAGCTCCCGAAGAATTGCGCGGCCCGCGAGACCACGATGTCCGGCCACGTAAACTTTTCGATTTCGGTCCATCATACGTTCAAGAGTTTCTTTCGGCTCATTGAGTATAGTGAATTGTCTTTAACTCCGTGCAGCCACACGGTGCCATCTCGTTGCTCCTGCTCATACTGCTCCTGTGAGAAAGTCTTAGTGCCCCAGTAGCAACGAAGCCCGGGCATCTGCGCCTGCCCCCATCGGGCAAAATCCTTCCGCAACCAATAATCCCAGCCGCAATTCGAAGGAGCTCCGTTAATTCGTTTAACAATCCAAAATAAAAATCGAAGGTCACCAGAGAAGAACGCTTGGCCGTTCACGTGCTCCCCGTCTTCGCCGGGATTCAATATAGCGCCTGCTACATAAACAGGCTTTATAGCATTTAGTTCATCCCACTTACGAGAGAAGTCCACAATCCAGTTTGACTGCAGAGGAAGCCCGTCTCCCTCGATTGTAAAAATGGCCTTATATTGAGGCACTTTCTTAGCCTCTATCATGTGATAAATCCACTCCATGGCACCGAACCACAATTCATTGCAACCATGAGGCCAACCCGTGCCAGACTTCGGACTGCGGTAGTGGTGCACGTTGAACTTTCGAGCAACATATTTAATTGTTTCCGCATCCTGCGAACAGTCAAAACGTGACACGAAAAGAAAATCGGCAGAATCACAGCGCCCGGGCTGAAGGTCGGCGATGAATCGCGCGAGCTGCATCGATTGGGCTTTGTCGCCCTCCCAAAACTCCAAGCATATTAGGATTTTGGGACTCATCGCAAACCGGTGTTGTGCGGCCCGTAGACGGCGTGCCCAATGTGGCCGCAAATCAAACCCAGGTCCACGTGCGCTGGGTGCCCGACCGCGGCTGCCCGCATACAAAATGAGACGTCTTCACCAAACCCAAGCATGTTCTCGTGCTCTGCAAGGGCTAGTGCCGCCGTGACGCCCTCCAAAGCTTTATACGCTTTGGTCCCATCCAAAGGCCCCTGCTGAAGCTCACTGCGAATCTGTTCAAGCTTAGACACTACACTGGCTTCAGTAGACGTAAACCAATTTCCTCCCCGTTTTCCATTCCTAGCCAACCTGGGAAACTTTCTTTCAATAGCTTCGAACACTGAGCGATGCACCAACAAACAGCCAGTTCCTACCCACTTAGTAGCGCGAATTTCATCGTGCGGGCCGCGCCGACAATAAACAGACACCGCGCTATCTGCTTGCCCTTCATTGAAGACTGCCGGCGCCGCCGGATGACGCCCGAAATACAAAGCACCCACCACGGTTTTCTTGTGACTCATCAGCCGGTCAATCGCATTCAAAGACATGAATTTTTCAGCGAATTGAAAGCCCGTGTATGTGCGAAACCATCCGGGGTCACCGAAAGGCAAAATCATGTCGTCATCAATCATCAGCATCCACTCGCACGGGGATTCAAGAAAAACATCGGCGCAGGAGTTCCTGGTGTGCGCCACAAAAGCATCACCGAAGGAAATCATTGCCGCTGTTCGCCGGCGGTCCATTAGCTGGGACACGCAAAAAGACGTGATAGGATTAACGGATTTCTGCCAAGGAAGCGCAACCAGCACCTTCTTGTCATATTGAATCACCGAAGTCGCCGGAAAGGTCGGCTTCGTATTGATTCCCGCACCATGGTCAGATGGAACGAGTGACATATAAATCAGACGGGTAATCCCTTAGCTTGGCGCTCTTCCATCACTTGGCGCGCCAGAGCGTCAACCGCGTCTTCCGTGCGCGTCTTAACACCCACAGCCGGCTTGGCTGGCTGCCGCACACCCTCGCCCGGCGCAGCGCTCTCGCGCAACCGAGTAGTGGCAGAGGCCTTGATTTTTTCCATTTTAGTGGAAAGTGCATCACGCTCTTTAACGGCCGATTCCAATTGAGCCTTAAGGCTCGCATGCTCCCGCTGCAGATTGAAAAGCTGAGCCATGCCAGCGACCAGAACCGCGCGCATCTGTGGTGAATCGTCATTGGCCGCGGCTTTTATCTGGTCATTCAATTCTGAGATGAAAGCATTGTGCGCCTCGGCGGCCTTCTTCTCCTCCGCTGTCGCACTATCAGCCGGCTTCTTTGGAGCAAACCATTCCATGGACTTGTCTTTGAAAAGCGCGGTAAGCTGATTCTGAGTTTCCATCGTGTGCGCGGTTGCCTGCTTCTTCCAATGCTCCTCGCGCGCCTGCGTGTAAGTCTCGATGTTGTCTTTTGCCTCAGCAATCTTTTTGCCCTTCTGGTATTCAATCCGCTTCAGCTCATTCACCTGATTCTCAATCGAGCGCTGCAGCGTAGGGTCTTTGATGGTCTCGAAAAGCTTGGTTAGATTAATCTTATGTGGACCACCATATTGCTTAATAAGATTAATGTGGTCATCATTGATGGCCGGCGACTCCTTGAGCTGCGCGTAAATAAATTCGCTCGCTTCAGAAATCTGCTTGTCGAATTCTCGAAACGCGGGGTCAAACTGAACGTCCACCTTGGCGCGCCAGTTCCGGAGCTCCTTGAGCTCGTTTTCTTTTTCAAGCTGCTCAGTGGTCGGAGTGGTAGCTCGCTTGCGCTCCTCTTCCAAAGCCTTCGATGTCTCAGCAAGTTTGTTCTCCAAATCCATCATCTTTTTCGCCGCTTCCACCTTAACATGGTTGAAGGCCTCGGCCGACTTCGGACTAGCGCCGGTAGGAAGCTTAGGCGCATCTTTGAAAAGCTCCTCAGCGCGCTTCTGCTCCGGTGTGGGCTCCGCTGCTGGGGCAGGAGTCTCATCCGCCTTAGGCTCGGCTACCGGCTCGGCGGGCTTCGGCGCCGGCTCATCCGTAGTCTTCGGAGTAGCGGGGGTAGCGTTCGGGTCGGGTGCCTCTTTCCCACCCGCTGCCGCTTTCAGTCGAGCTTCGTTCTCCTGAAAAAGTTTATCAAGCGCCGACTGTGCCGGCTCCGTCGAACCGGGCGTCATGGAAGCGCCCATGATGTCTTGGGCCGCCACTTTCTGCGCGATTTGTTTATTATGGTCTTCCACGGCTGCAGGGTCCATGGGACTGGGCTGAATAATAGGGTCAGGCATAAATTATACTTTCGAAAAGTCAGGTTCAAGAACGGGGCGGGCGGGCGGATTTGGGTCAAGGGTCTGCCCGTCATTCCAGGCTTTATCATCTTCCAAGGGAGGATGTGTATCTACCACTTTGGGGGGCGGTCCATCATTACGCGCCATACGCGCTAATTCTTGAACGGCCAATTGAAAACCCCTAACGACTCCGGTCCGAATCAGAATCGCGTTTGTGTCGCCACCCTCGATAAGCGGAGGAACAGACTCAAGCAGGCGAGGGAGAAAACGCCTGCCGGTTTCTGTGTTAAGAAACGCGGCCCAATTATCGTAATCGTTCGAGGCCCAATCAAGCGGGCCAGCTTGTATTTCCATAGGTCAGTATGGTTTCGTTTATTGTGGTTGCGGTGCTGGTGCTGCTCCGGGAGCTGCTGGGGCACCACCCTGCATAAATTGCTGATGCTGCTGTGATAGCTGTGCAGCCTGCGCATCAATCTGCTTAAGTTTAGCCAAAGCCTCGCCGGCCTTGTCGAGCAATTCTTTCACCTGCGCCAAAGCTTTGGGCCGAGTGCCTTGGCTAAGCGCGGCGTTGTAATGGTCGTTCACGTGCGCAATCATCGCTTCCAGAACATCCGTAGTAAGTTGTCCCTGCATCACCTGCCCGCCAGTCTGTTCCAGCACTGGCATCATCACATTCAAATGGATAAGGTGATTATCCCGCGGAGAGACTGGCACCGGCTGCCCGTGCGAAAGCAGCATAATCTCAAGCTGCTGTTGACGGTCTTGCTCTGCAGTCACTGTGGGGTCATTCTCAGGCAATAACACGCGTTCAGCGAATTCCGGGCTCACGCGCGCAGTCAAATCTTCCAGCTCAAGCTGACGCTGATTGTAAAGTGGATTTCCTTTTTTCTCACCCGCGATAGACACCAAAAGCTGCCGTTGAATCGGCGTCAAATCTTTTACTGTTCCGGCCACTGGGTGATTGGCTAATTCGTCGAGCTCCTCGCGCGTCATGATTTGCAGCAAATCCTTTTGCATCACTTTCGCGGCCGGCTCGATAGTATCCGAATCGCACAGCTTAATCTGCATCTGCTGTATGAAGTCACAGAACTGAACCATGAAGCGCGTAATGCGAACATCCTGACCTTGCTCCTCGCGCTGAGCCAAAAGATTCCAGGCGGCCGGAGAGCGCATCCCTTCGCCCACATCCGCCGGCGGAGTGGACACGGAACCAATCAACTGATTTACCAGTTGTCCAAAATACGCGTCCAGCTTGAGAAAGGCATCAACGTTTCCATCTACCTTCGTCTCCACCGGAACCCAGCCCGTGGGCACCAGCACAGCGTTGCCGATGATAGACATCTTGAACGTATGCAGCCGGCGAACGTCCCCCTGGAACATGGTCTTGCCCGACATGATGAGCCGGTCAACCACTTCGTTGCGTGTGCGGTCAATCATTCCGGCCAACTCGTAAATATCACGCCCAATGCCTTTGGAGCCGTGAAGAGTGCCATTACCTTTTTGGAAACTGAAAAATGCCGTCGCAGCCTCCATACTGTCAAACCGGTCATCACGGGAGAAAATCTCCAGCATCTCGGGACCCGCCACTCGATAGTGAGACACCTTGCCCGACACCTCCCGGGCCAGTAGAGTGTAAACCACGACAATCGAAGCCCCGGCCATATACGAGGCGCCAATCGTAAGCTCCCGGAGGGCATTTTGATACCAAGTTTCAAGTGTGCCTCCTACGTTTAAACGGTCCCTGACTTGCATCGGCGAAGCGCGGTTAATTGCGTCTCGCGTGTTCTCTAAATTCCAGCCGGCAAGTTTCGCCGACTCCTGGTCTTTGATTTGTTCGAAAAGTTCATGCGGTAAATATACTTCCTTCAAGACTGCAATCTGTGCCCATTTGGGATTTGCCTTGGTGCCATCCGCCATGAAACTTTCATCCTGCTGAAAATGTTTCGGCCACGGAGAAAACTCGTCGAGCCACGCCACCACGCTGTGACCAAACAAAGCGTTGTTGAACGCGACGTCTTCCACAAAAGTCTGCCAGCCATTCCAGGCGCGAATAGTGTCAGTGATTGCTTTCCGAAATTTTTCCGTCTTCTCCACTGAGTTAGGCCACTTCGGGTCAAGTGAAGCGTTGGTAAAATACTTGAGGTTGTTGACGGCCGACAAAAAGATGGGCGCCACCTTTTCAATCATCGAAGGGAGCGGCTTGGTAGTAAAATTCGAACGCCAGCCCAGGCCCTCGGCTTCCAGCTTGTATGCATCATAGGGCCGCTCAGCATTATACTTCGCCAGAATGCGAGAATTAACGATGGAGCGATTCCGGCCGGCCATGACTACCGTTTTGATGACGTCACGCGCCATCCCGATATCTTTAATAGACCTCTGCGTCGGTTTGTTCGCTGAATCGAGCTTGGGGGACTGAATTACAGACCCAAGATAGTTTCTCGGGTATCCAGAGCCTGATAAATCGGTGTCGCTAGCGACAAAGGTGCTGCCTTGAGGCATATTCTACACAATGGTTGACAAATTAGCTCTGTGAATCAGAATTTTTCTTCACTTTTTCGCGCGGCCAATACTTTAGCGGGCATTCCTCGCTGTTCAGTGAAATTTTAGCATGCACAAGGCATCCACAAGCCGTGCACATGCCCTCTTTATAAGCCTCGCAGTGCTGACAGTAGAGAAAACGGATTCTCTGGCGCGCCGGGTCAGCTAAAATCTCGTATCCGCGCCATTTCCACCATTCCACGCGAAAAAACGAGGCCACAAAATGCCCAAAACGTCGAAAAATACTCATAGACTTCTCCGGCGCCAGCAGTTTGCCGGCAAACCACCGTGTTCCACGGTCTGCTGCTCCAAATATACCGATACTGGTAAGTCTTCCCCCAGAACGTCACACTCATTCAGCCGGCCGTCCTTGAATCGGTTGCCCACAAGGTCGTCCCGGAGCTCCCTAAGGGCTGCTCGGCAGCTTGCGCAGCCATCCGCTAGGCCCTGATTCTTCGGACACTTCGCACAAATCTCTGTTCGCTCCCTTGCGGTTTCCCACGACACAATTTCCACCGGATGTTTTTCCCGATTCGCACGCAAACTATTCAACCACGCGAGCACCCGGGTCTTCAAAGGCACCGCTTGCTGATTCAATGGGGCGTTCGTGCCATGATTGCAGATAATTGGCTCCCTGCTACAGGCCTGCGCGATGACTTCGCCCGGCACGTCACCCTCCGGCTGCCCTTTTCGCCGCCGGTAAGCGGCTACGCGAGCGAAAACACCGGCCCAGGTCTGCCCGAAAATGCGCGCTCCGTCTTTTTCAACGAACATGAACCCCGTTTTTGGAAAAATATTGGTGTTCAAAGTCATAAGAGCGCCTCTCTGGCGAGCTTCATTCTATAAGCAAGGAATCGGAGCCGGGCCGCGGGGTGCCCCACAGGGAGTGGGCGATACATTTCGTCCGTAGTGCGCGTGTCCAGGCGCCGCGCATACATCTGTGCCTTCTCCATTATACGGTCCAGTGCTCGGGCCACTTCCAATTCTTGTTCCACAATCTCGTCCACTTCGTTCATAGGATGCCGGCGTAATCAAATGGCAGCCTTTCGGCTGTATCTAAATAGTCGGCTTTATTGGACACATCCACATGCACACCATTTTCATATTGCCCCGGCCAATCCTCTCCCGGGCTATTGGGGTCTGCACCTGGAACATCCGGAAGGTGGTCACCGCGCATCGAAAGAATCAATCCGCTACCTTTCCTGGCAGCGTGAATGAGCAAAGTAAGTGAGTCCGCTTCATCAGGAGAAGCAAATCCGCGGCTCATATAATCTTTTTTGCTTTCCACTTTAGATTTTCCGCCAGAGGTGCGAAAACGTCTCTGCGTTAGCTGCTGCGTAAGCTTTGACAAATCCATAGCAGGGTCCAAAAGAAAATAACCGAACTCGCCCCAGGCGCGGAGTGCAAACCAAAGTTCGGTTTGCATTCGCTCAAATTGCTCTTTGCAAGTCTTTGTGTCCTCTGCCATCAACTTCTCTTCGCTACTGCCGCCCGAATAGTTGACATCGTGGATTTCCCCGGACCATTCATACTTAAGCAAGTCTGCGATGCCGGCGCCGTGTCCGGTTCGGTCACACGCATAATATTTTCCTACAGTGCCGCTACGTCGATTAATTAGTAAAATCCCTTCCTTCATTACCACTGTGTCACCTTTGGGAAACACGAACTGGGAATTCGCTTGTAGTGCCCAACGAGGCATCACCTGCCCGGCTCGGTCTTTAAACATCTGCGTATGCCCGTTAGGGAATAGTAATGAGGACGGCCATTTTATACCAGTGGCTCGGCCGAATTTTCCCAGAGTGTGAACGCAGTTCGCTCCACCTTCCAAAGCCAAATCTGTGCTGCCTACCGGCTGAGGGTCTTCATACCAAATGAAAGTCCCGCGCCATTTATCCAGCATGCCCGGCGGCACCACAGTGGCTTCCATGCCCATGGACGGATACATTCCGCGGCCCATGGTGCGATATCCGGGAGCGTTCCGGCCGCCGGCATTCAACGCAATCGTCTCAAGGCCTTCCCTGGTTTGCAGCCCGGGGAATATCATCTTGCCCTGCAGCACATTTTCCGTCTTCTCCGCATCTAGCCGAAGAACCTCCCATCCGCGGATTGACTTCCACCGAAAATGCGTTTCCTCATCTACCGATGACCACCCGAAAGGCGGCTCGGCTCGCTTGGCTACTTCATCGCCAGAGTTTGTGGGATTATAAGCGCCGAAAATTTTGAAGCCTGAGCCCGGGCCGCCCTCTTTTTCTATTTCGGATAAAACGTTGTCGATGTCGAGCCAAACACCATTGGGCACGTTTTCGATTTCGTCCAAGAAGATAAAAAGGCGAGATAGGGGGCCGAAGATTGGATGAGAAACCGCGCGCGGTCTACGGTGTCCACCTTGCAATCTCCCCGCCTTCTTCGTGTTCCCTTTGGGAATGACCAGTCCCCTAATCGAGGATAGCTGGTCCCGTCGATTAAGGCCGATGAACAACGAACCGACTTCGCCCGGCATTTCAAGGGCCGCACGACTATGAAGAGCGACAAGGTGAGAGAACAGATTTTCTTCAAGGTGGTTTTCACTTGGTCCAATTACACGTATTGATGTCCATTCCGGGTCACGCACCCATTCCAGGAAAAGGCGCACCCCCATCGAAAAACTTTTGCCCATCTTAGCCGCGCCCATGATGAGGCCCATGTTCGCGGTGTCATATAGATTCCACACCGCTTTTACTGAACTCGGCTCGGCGGTGAATTGTGTAGGGGACCAAAGAATCTGGGCAGCTCTATCCGGCCTTCCAGTATTCAATAGATTGTGAACGGCCCCCAACAAAAAATTATTTGCAGATTTTTCGGAATTTAATTTAAGCTTTATCTTAAACTCTTCTGCAAGCGTTCCAGCAGCGTCAATGATTTTCCGCCGATGGACAAGCTCCGCTACTCTGTCGAAGATATCAGGCATCTCCGGGAAAATTTAAGCGTGCGAAGGTTCCGAAATAAATTAATGCGGCTGCATCATATGCTCGGGCCGCCGACTCCTCAGAAGAAAAACACCCCAAATGTTTTGTAACTCCGCCAACAGTAATGCGCGCTATCCAACTTCCTTTATGAAAACTTACACCTTTTAGAGAGCGCCCGGCGTTGGGACGCCGGTTCTGCCCATTAGTCATAGCATCTGCGGCACGTATATTTTCTTCTAAGTTATTTAACCCATTCCCATCTTTGTGGTCTCCTCGGGACCCTCCGCGTAGCTGTAGAATTTCCCTGTGCATCAACACGGTAGTTCGTGTTTCTCCTCGGCCTTCATTTCTCCTCGCATACCAAATTTTATCAGCTTTGTGTGCGTGCCATTTCCACCGATTAAGCCAATCAAAGTTGTGGTCATCCACCAAAGCCACCAAACCACGAGATAAAGCAATCTCTCTCATTTAGATGTATCTGCCGCAATTTAAAATGTCGTATTCTCGTTTAAACTGCACCACGGGCGCTGACTCCCAGCCGCGCGCGGGGAACCGGCTAATCTTCGGTAGGCGCTTTCCTGGCGAAAATCCGAAGTTAATCGCCGATGGGGGAACGAAAATTGCTCGCTTCCGGCCGCGCATCGCCCGCTTGATTGAGCCAAATTTCTTAAGCTCGCGGTCGGTCAGCAGCCGGGTTTTCCAGCCGCGGCGCTCCCAGGACAGTGCCCACAGGCGGAGCATACCGGCGGTCTTGGGCTGATATAGCGTGAAGACTTGCATAAAGAGGACCGGGCTGCACACGGCAACCCAGTTTTGGGTATCACTTTGCGGCCGGAGGAACCACGGCGTGAACAACGGCGTTCGCCTGAGCGGCAATCTTCGCATTCTTCCGGAGGAAGAGGAACGTAGAAACCGCACCAGCAACAACGCCAACAACGAAACTAACAACAATAGCTACCATACCATAATAGTGTGGTAGCCAGAGGGGCAACCGAAAAAAAAAGCGCCGCCTCATGCCAGTTACTGCCGTGGGCGGCGCTTTGACGGAGCCGAGGCACCCTTTCCGTCATCGGGCTCCGGAGCGCATCTCGGTCTAGCTTCCGGACACTGGTAGCGGAGGTAGGAGTCGAACCTACAGGGCTTTGCTTATGAGACAAAGTTGAATCCCATTCTCACCGCTGTAAATTACTTTGCTACCGCGCTGACTTCCTTCAGGTTGGTCGGGGCCGCGGGCGGAGCGTAAGGCACCTTGGTATTCACTTCGTTCGAAAACAGCGATTCGAGAAAAGTCCCATCTGGCTCCGCCCCCACATATGTGGCAGCGAAGAAATAAGTGGTGCTGTTTACCAGCCCGGTGACTGTGACCGTGGTAGGCACCGAAGTGGCCGGCGGAACAATAGGGAGCACAATCGGAGTAGTCCCATAAACGCCGGAAGCGGTGCCGTAGTAAATCTTCACTTCCGTAATAGTGGGGTCTGTGGTAGCGTCCCAGGCCAAGGAGACTTTGCCAGTGCTGCCAGCGAAAGCGGAACCAGCGATTAACAGCAGTGAGGTGAAGAGGGCTTTAATTTTCATTTTCAGTTTTTTGGTTTAGGTTGACTAGAGGCGCCGGGACGGATTGTCGCGGTTTGCCATCGAACGTGTAACTTACTTCGTTTGAATAGGGCGATTCTCCTGCTGGATTGACCGCGGTGCCGGTAAAAAAATATTCTCGATTGGGAATGAGCCCGGTGACAGTGCACGTGCTATGGTCGGGAGTAACAGCGAAAAATCCTTCATATGTGCGTGATTGTTCTCCATAATAAACTCGCACTTCAGTGACTGAAGAATCGGTGACTGCATCCCAAGCGAGCGTCACACTGCCTGTGGGTTTCGGTGATGGCCTCGCAAACGTTGACATCGCGAGCAGTCCCAAGCACAGAAATTTTATTAATCGAGTCACTCATAAACAGTCGATTCAAATTGGCGCCCGGGCAAGGTTACGAGCTTGCATCTCCGATTTATCTTTTCGGTGTTCTGCATGAACTACCGGGCCATTAAACAGTTTCACCTTTCCAGCATTTAAACTTTTTGCGGTCTTCTTCGAACGTTTTAATAGCGTGACAATTTGCACATAGCAACTGAACTTCGTCCAGTATAATTTGTCCGCGAGCCACAGCATCCCAAGTTGTGCTTCCAGCACTACGCACAGTTCTACTCGGTCGAAGTAAAGGCAAAATATGGTCCAATTGAAATGCCGCAGGATGTCCCGCATAGGAACATCTATTACACTTCCCGCCAAGCAAAACAATTACTTTTAACTTTCTTTTTCGTCGCTGTTCAGCTTGCCACTTTCGCTGAAATACCCTCTGTTTAATTTTATCTCTAAACATAAATTGGTGGACGCGGCGAGATTCGAACTCGCGTCTTTAATCCGAAAAAGAAAAACTGACTTACACGCTTACCAACACTGCTCCTGCCTCCACCACTGGCCTCAGGCCAGAATCATGTGCGCCGGAATCGTGCGTGCCTGCATTGGTGATGCGGGCTGCGCCGGCCGGGCGCACATATCGAACAAACTCACACTGTCACCTAACGGTTCAGTATTATCGTTTGATTTTTGTCTCGGATGTTTAAACAGGCCAACGAGGCATCCTGTGCGTGCAGCTAAACTTTGCTCCGATTAAATCGAAACCAAATTCGCGCCCAAATTCAAAGAACAATCTGCAAAATTCTACCTGAGAAAAGGTGACGAGCTAACAGTATTCGCTTTTACCTGTGGGCCTCCCGGCGCGGGAGTTTCTCTGTGGCCTTTATTCTCAGGTGCTATTGGCCTTACGGGCCTCAACATGCTCAGCGCTTTGTCCCGTCCGCGATGTTAGTTTGAACAGGCTGCTTCTTGGGCGTTACGTGTCCATTCTGGTGCGACGGCTCGGCGCCATTCATGATTCGAGCAAGCCTCAGCTCGCACTGCTCTTTGTGCAGGGCTGTGGCAATTTCTACTGCATCCGTGGTTGCAGTGTGATTCAAATAATGTCCTCTCATAAAATTCTGTTCACCGAAAACTTATTCCATTGTTTACCAAAGCGAGGCTTCAATCCCGCTTCATTCAGCAAAGCCGCTATTTGATTCAACGACTGGCCCGCCTTCTGAAAATCCTGCGCGAGCTGCTTAATTCTCGCTTCGCCTTCATAATATCCGTAGGGGTATGCTCCCCCGCACCGGTCGCCTTTTGCAATAATTCTCTGGCGAGCCGCATTCATCCGCATGACGATGGTGGACTTTTCAAACTCCGCCACCGCGCCCAAAATTTGTCGTATTAACTTGCGGCCGGGCTCGTCGCAATCCCCGGCCATATCCAATAAGCCCTGGTCGGCCGCGTAAACTTTAATCTTCTGCGCCCGGCATTCCCGCAGCAACAGCTCAGAAACTACAAGGTCGCGTGCGAGGCGGTCCATCTTCTCAACCACTATCACATTCGCACAAGCTAATAGTTCCGAAAAGACTGGCCGGGCCAAAGCCTCCGTTTTGCCAGTTATTGCCTCGTGATGAAACTGCAGCAACGGTAAGTTGTGCGTGTTGCAGAACGCCCTGATGGCGCATTCCTGCCTTTCAGGACCATCGCCTTCGTTCTGACTCTGACCACTAACGCGAGTGTAGCCAAATACTTTCATCATGGGAGCATTGCTAGGCCGAAGCTGAGCAAGAAAAGGAACCACGCCGCTGCCAGAAGCAAAAGTATTTTCATTTGAACAAAAGCAAAACTGCAATCAGTGCGAACTTCGCCACCGGGACCAACAAGGTCATCAACATAAAAAACCAAAACATGTTGGACAACGATTTCATTTTATCAAGCTTAGCCATTTGCATCCGGGTGATTTACAAAGCTGGAGTGCTTCAACCCCGATTTCTGCCATAATCCCCAATATCTCATCTCGGGCGGCGGCGTTGGCGGCGCGGGCGGCGGCGTTGGCGGCGTAGGCGGCGGCGTAGGCGGCGTAGGCGGCGTAGGCGACGT